TATTGGAAGAAGTGGGATATTCTGCACTTCATTAAGAGTAAGAGAGGTAAGTGATTGCCTCTCTTTTTTTTGTTTTTACATTTTCAAGAAGTCTTCTATATCTATGTACTCAATACCGAAATTCTCCGCACATTGTTTGTCGGAGTCAGAGAAGTCACCTTCTTTTCCACTAGCATCACCTATCATAATCAACTCACTTTTCTTCCAAGAAGAATACGATTCTAGCATTCCGGTATTTGGCTTTCTCATTCCTATCTCTGCATGCGATGGACAATACATAGAGTTAACGAAGATATTTCGTCCGGTATGATTGCGAAGATATTTTTGCATAAAGCTTTCAATAGCCTTAATCTTGCCGATGAAATCCTGTTCGTCAACGAATTGAGGGATGCCTCCTTGGTTTGAAACTATTTCTACATAGTAAAGAGTAGGGAATACCTCTACAATCTTATCTAAAACCTCTTTACGGATTTTGAAATCTGTTACATCTGTAGGAAAGGTGTTTCCTGATATAGTTGTAATAATCGTGTCGTCCAAATCAATGAATAATACTTTTTTCTTGATTAAATATCCTTTTTCTGTCATAATTTTGCTTTTTTTCTATATTGATATATTAATATCTTTATCTACGAAAATTAAGTTTGAAAAACACAGTTGTTCCGGTGTGTCTCACCATTTTTATTACAATGCAAAGATACGACAAAAAAGATGTTATTGCAAATAAATTAATGCAAATTTTAAAACGTTATCTGTTTTTAATGAAATCATTAACAATTCTCTCTATGGTGTCTTGCTTGATAGCTATAGGGGCATCACCTTGATATTCTATCACTTGGTTGCCGCATTCCTTCCAAAATAGGTTGCTATTGATGCGTTCGCCATCTACCAAGATCCAATCCGGATGATGTTCAAACGAATGCATATTAGTTAGCGGAACGAGAATGAATAATTTATTCTCCATCTTGTTTACGAGTACCGACAAGTCATTATCATCAAATGTAATGATAACTCGATTTTCATTCTCAGATAGAACGTTAAAATCCTCATTAAAACGTTCATAAAGGTAATTTTTGATTTTCGAACAACTCATATTCTTGTAATTTTATAGGAGGGCAGATGGAAAAATCCAAGGTCTGCCCGCCAAGTTAAACTTATAAGGAAATCTTCTATAATATAGACTGGCAAAGCCATCCCATGAGATAGCATGGTTCTTCGCCTTGCATGTCTATTCCCAGATGGTTGCATATATGTGCTACTACATGAAACATTTCATGTGTGAGACTATTTATATACTCACCTTCAGAAGTAGACTTGCAAATGAGCACAACACTTGTTTTCTTTGAAACATTTGTGTATGTCAATCCTTTGTTTGAAGAATCGGTTGAAATGTGGTCGTATGCATCCAATAATGGTTGCCCCTTACAATCAATGGAACTTAGTAAGTCCATAGCTTCGTCAACATCTTCTTGATTAGCTACATGACATACAATCACATTCCAATCGTATTTCTCCAAGTAAATTTCTTGTTTAATCATAATACATCATCCCATGGAATGCCGATACCATTATGGTTGCAATCGGCATAAAATCTATTGAAAATAAATCCGTCCGCTTGGTCTGGGTCATCCACCATATCCTTAATGAATTGAGCCAAAGCAGCTTCGTCTTTTAAAGAAGACTTAAAGAAATCGGCTCTAGCCATGTTTGCGACATAAACGAAATCGTAATTGTCGGCATTCTCCAACTTTACGTTGTTGACTTTAAGAAGTTCCTCGACTGTATCTTTTTCTGTCGGTTCAACTTTTTCGAGCTTACCAGTCGTTGCGTTTGTCTTGCGCATTAAGGTAATAGCCCAATCGCACATCTTTTTATTGAAGTGCCAGCCATTGTAGCGAAGGTATGCAATCATCCCTTCAGGCTTCATATCGTATGCGTCAAGTGGTATTTTGTATCTTCCCATAATAAAAGCTTTTAAAGGAGGTGGAGATTTCTCCCCACCTCAAAGTGTAATACTAATAGCGATAACCGCCACCTCTGCGACCACCATGTCTTTCACCATAGCGGTCATCATCGTCATCATCCCAATTGTCTCGGTAATCCGGCATTGGGCTTCTGTGACCCATTCGTCCATACTTGTCATCCCCCATTTCATCAATGCAGTGCATGAGTTTGCCACCATACTTAAGCATCTTCTCTACAAGTTCCGACATTTCATTTACCTTGTTTTCGGTAATTTCTATCATGTATCCCATAATGATTTACTTTTTTGTATTAACTTTTTCCAAAGCCACTGACAACATAGACTTAATATCGGTCAAAGTTCCCTTCATTCCGCTGACCTCGCTTTTGAGGTTATTGATGTCTTCTTCCTGTTGTCTGTCTTTGGCTATTTGCGGATTCAAGATGGCACGCATCTTTGCGCACTCTTCCATAACCTTCTTGTGGTATGGCTCGCTTTCCACAATCTCCTTAGAATGGCGAAACATAGCCTCAACTTCCGCATCCATGGCTTCACGACTTTCAGAAACCACAAGGTTCTCTGAGTTTGCGATTTGCATGTTGGATGGGAGTTGTTTGAACTCCATTTGCTCATTCGGCAATTTCACGACAACATCAACGGTAGTCTCCATTGGTTGTGGGTTGAATTGCCCTGGAGTATATGTTGGGAACTTAGGTTGTGGGTTACTGACCGACACAACTTGTCCGATTTTAAGACTTGGGTTTTCACCCTTGTCAAGCACATAGAATATGCTGTTAGGTCGAAGTCCTTGAAACATAGCTTTGTAATGTTAATTGTTAAACAATACCCGTCATTAGCTGAAGGGTGTTAGTATCTCGCTCGAACCAAAACTGATAAACTCCAGTTCCTGCAATGTCGGCTACCGTCAAAGGATTGCCGTTGAACTTAGTTACAGCTTGGGTTACGCCATTGGTCTCGAAAAGGATAGGCAGCGTATTTGTCGTACCTGTCGGAATAGCTTGATGTAGGTTCACAAAGATAGTTCCCCTATAGTTAGCATTCACGAAGGCGTGGTTTCTGAACGAGAAAACGACATTTTCGGTGTTCACCACCACGCCTGTAGATGCGATAGCTGCCGAGCCGTTACGATTAACCCATGCAAAAGGTCTCATCCATAACATAGCAGCCTCCTTTCTTTAACCCCAGAATCCGTTGTTGGCAGCATTCAAACCATACAGACCAGCCTGATAAGCGACACAATTAGGAACCGCAGTAAACGGGCTGTAAGGAGTAGTTACCGTCTCTGGTAACTTACACTTGATACCTGCCACCTCACTCTGCAAGCCAGCCAATACCGCATTGATAGGTGCTACAGCCTGACCCACAATCTGTGATGTCATAGCGGAAGACTTGAAGGTACTGTTCTCCTCACGAAGAGAATCAATCTTGTTCTGCATCTCACGCATCTCAGCCTGCTTCTGACCGTCAACGATGGTCTGAGTGCTTTCCTTGATAGCGTTGTGCAAGTCACAAGTCTGTCGCTGGGTCTCGTAAGCCACGTTAGAGAAGCCACGCTCCTGACCTACGGCTACATTGTTGATGGCATTCTGCAAAGTGCCAGTTTGCTGACACATAGCCAACTTGACGTTTCCGTCCATAGCCGTAATATTGTTATTTACACGGCAGCAGCAATCAGCGAGTTGTGATGCAATCTGCATATTACCTTGCTGAAGAGCGTTGATGGTTTGCATTCCGCTCATGCCTACTTGGTTGCCCACGTTCTGAACTTGGGTTGTCAAGGCAGAGATTGCTTGCTGAATCTGTCCTTCAGTACAATTGAGCTGAGTAGCGAGATTACTGAGTGCATTACGATTGCCACCGATAGCATCCATAAGCAAGGAACGACCATAGTCATTGTTGATTTCATTGGCAAGACCTGCGCCATTGCCACGACCACCAAAGCCGAAACCATTACCGCCCCAACCACAGAAGCAAAGGATAAAGAGCAGCCAAATGAACCAAGAACCATCGCCATTGCCGAATCCGTTATTACCCTTCATCGCAAGAAGAACGTTTGGGTCAACGCCTCTCTGTTGGAGCAAAGGAGCTATCAAGCTCATCATTCCTCCATTGTTACCTGAACCCTCTGGATTAAAAACATAAGTTTTTGATGTCTCCATAAGAATAATCTTTTTGTGTTAAACCTTAATTAAACTAACTCTATGTAACGTTACGGCTGCAAAGTTACGCATAATAAGCAAAAGGTTTAATAACTCTATCAAACTTTCTTTTATACGCTAATAATCAAGTAGTTAAGGTGAGAGGAGGTAATATCATACTTTCGAATGGTCGAAAAAATAAAGGCTTGTTTGCAAATTCCGTTTGCATTTTTTATTCTCTGCAAACGGAATTGCAAACATAAATTATGCACATACAAACTTGAAACCAAACTTTCGAGTATAGTATTCCTCTTTCGGATGTCTTTTCGTTTCGGCATCATAGCAGAGGATAAACGGCTCACCATCTGAGTAGAAATAGTTGTAAGACTTACGCAAATACATCTTCGCATTCAAAGCCTTTGGAGAGAGTTTTCTTATTCTTAACCTCGTTTCTTGAGGCTTACCCGACAACACTCTAAGTTCATCCATTTTATATTGCATATGCAGCTTTCTGCCTTTACTAGCATATTTTTCTTTATTCCAATAGTTCCGTAAAGACTTGTTTCGCTCTTTGCGAATCCTAATTTTCGTTTCTTCATCATGTTCTAGACCGAACTTACTGACTTGTCTCAATATTGTTGATATAGGTATATCCAATAATTCTGAAATTTCTCTTGCAGTCATTGTCTTATACATGTCAGAGATTTTTCTGATAGTTTCCTTATTCAATTTGTTGTCTATTTTAGTACCACCTAAAATTGCGATATACTTATATAATGTATGTGCGGTAACACCAGCTGTCTTAGCCACTTCCTTCCGTGGATAGTCATTGATGTGGGCTTTGATATAGTCCATCTGTTCTTGTGTTAGTTTTCTTGGCATCCTTCATCCTCCTCAAAAGAAAATCCATATTTATTCATGTAGTACTTCTCGTTCATCCTATGAGTATTCCGGTCATAACCCAAGATATAAGGTTCGCCTTCAAAACCGAAATACCCACGCTTCGTAATGAGATTGTATTTGGCGTGATACGCTTTTGTCGGCAACTCGGAAAACTTAAAATTCGTTTTCTGTGGTATGCAGGACATAACTCTGAATTTTTCTACACGCATCGTTTTTTGCCAGCTTTTTACCCTTTTACTTATTGTTGCTTTCTCATACGCTTTCTTTAAATTTGCCAAACTATTCTTTTTAAGTCTTTCGATAGTTTCTTCTGAATGAGTAAGCTTTAGTCTTTTTGCCGCCTTTCCTACTGTAGATGGATGACACCCTACAATCTCGGCAATCTCTTTGACTGAATGGTTGGTATAAAGCTTTGCAATTTGTTCATCACGCTTCTTGTTGGGTTGCGGAACCGGTCTTTTATGTTCGATTTTACAATTGCAATCATGTAGAATCTTATACAAGAATTTTACGCTGACACCCATTCTTTGTGCCAACTTGTATCTTGGTCGTTCATTTATGTGCGCCTTAATAAAGTTTATTGTGTCTTGTTCTATAACTTTCATTTTTATTCAGTTTTTGTGGTGTGTCTCACCTGTTTTTTGCAAAGATAATGAGATTTTATTGGTAGAGCAAATAATTTAATGTGTTATAACTTTGTTTAAGGAAAATTTAATTATTTGCACAAAAATTAATTGTGTGGTTTTACGACTCGGCTATTTTCACATTATTATATATAAATAGCTATCTTTGCAACAAAAAATACAATAAAATGACAGCGGAAACTATTCAATTAATACAGACGGGAATTAATCTTCTTTGTGCATCGGGTGTAATCTCAACTCTGCTGTACTATAATAGTAGAAAGCGAAAGGAGGCGGCACTCGCATCACAGGAAGAGAATAAGACTATTTCATCGTATGCCGATGAGTGGAAGGCTCTCTATGAACGTTCCAACGAATCGGTTATTAATCTTGGCGGCAAAGTTGATGAATTATATGAGGAAATCAATCAGTATCGTATTACGATACGCAATCTTAGGGATGAGAAGAACGATTTGAAGCTTGCCTTGCATGAGGCACAATGGAACAGATGCATCAAGGATGGATGCCAACTTAGAACCCCACCAAGAAAACGAAATTCTTTAGAAGCATTTGTTGAAAAAGAAGAGAGCGCTATATATCGTGACAGGGAGGATTAAAATATGGTTAAGTATCTGAAATTACTCATACAAGTTAATAGCGGACATTCAAGCAAGGCATTCTTCTTAGTGTCCGTTACTCTGATAGGTCTCTTGATGCTCCTAGTAGTATGCTTCGTCTTAGTGTGGGAAGTGGTAACTTATGGTACTATCAAGACCGATTTGATGGGGTTAAGTGCATTTGTTGGTAGTGTAGCTAGTTTGTTCGTCACGGCTGGCATTACCAAGACGATAGGGGAACGTGGCGAACACAATAACAACAACTTAAAGATGGAGGAAAAAGACAATGGCTAAATCGGAGATTTTAAGCGAGTTCGTGCTTAGCTGGGAATCATCTAAGTACACAAACATGAGAAGTGATAGGGGTGGAGCGACAAAATTCGGAATTACGCTTGCCACTTGGAAGAAGGTTGGATATGACAAGAATGGCGATGGAAAGATTACTGCCGAGGACGTTAAGTCGCTATCCAAGTCGGACTATGACCGAGTTTTCAAGAGGAATTACTGGGACGTTTGTTATGGAGACAAAATTATCAACCAGTCGGTCGCAAACCTTCTTGTAGATTTCGCATACAACAGCGGATGTTCAAAGGCTATCAAGAAGATACAGAAAGTAGTCGGAACAAAGGAGGATGGTATCATAGGCAAGAACACCTTGGCGGCTATCAACAACTTCAAGCAAGGACAATGGGTCTTGTTCGACAAGCTAAAGATTGCTAGGATAACTTACCTTAATGACATCGTGAAGAACGACCCGAAACAAGAGGTCAATCTGAAGGGTTGGCTGAGACGTGTCGGGAACATCCAATATGGTAAGCTCGTCTGCAATGACGGGCGTGCGATAAACTGCCAATAACACAAAAATAACTCCATCGCTCTAGTCGGTGGGGCTATTTTCGTTAAAGTCCTAGCTTGGTGGTTATCCAAGAGCCAATTGGAACATTCTCCTCCTTGGACTTCTGCTTTATATAGTCCACGGTTTCCTTTGGCATCCTTATGCAAAGGTTCACGTTGTTCCCTTTCTTTCGTCCGCTTCCAGCCCTTGCGCCTCCTCTGTTACTTTTCTTGTTATCCATATCTATTTTGTTAGAAGTATTACTCTATCCATTGTTGTGCTTCTTGGAGCGATAAAATAGCATTCTCGCTCCAGCTTGTCTTTTACGAGTCGGTCTATCTCCTTTATCTTATCTCTGCTTTCGTCTAGCTGGTTCGTTAACATCTTGATGCGTCCTTGCATATACTTCAATTCGGTAGCCACATTCTCTGGCTTACAAACTTTGCTTATGTTTGCTAGAACAGCTTTCATAGCCTTGTTTTCTTCTACCAACTTGTCGTAGTTGCGAAGAATAGGAAGCATCTGCCTCTCGTAAGGAATATTGTTTTTTGTCTTACTCATATTATTCTACAATTTGAAATGCCAAGTCGTTCAATATGACTCCAATCGGTGTGTTCTTATCTGTGTTACGGAATGGCTTATCCAACACGAAAGCACAAACCTTGGTGTCATAGATTATCTTATAAGTACTGCCGAGCAAGGAAATGGTATCTCCCTCGTATAGTTCTTTTCCATTCTCATCCTTTAATCCTGTGTATTGGCAAATGGTATCTTCCACTACCTCATATACGCTGCAATACTCATCTTCAATAGTATGGTATTGTTTCTTTCCTTCTCCTGTGAATAGGCTACCATATACAAAGTCGGTTTCTTTTTGGGCGATAAAGTCAAGCCCCTTCAATCCGTCTGCTCTTCTTGCTCTGAATTTGATAGTTCTCATATCGCTTGGTTTTAAAGTTCAATACCTCGCCATCTCTTGATGGTGCAAAGACTCTCGAAATTATCAATATACACTTTGTCCTTATCGAAGTGGGCTTGTTGTATTTGGTACTTCGTCCAACCGATGTTGCAACCATTTTCGCCACCTTCCCAAGGGTAGTAGCGATAATACAAGCTAACGTCTATATCAAGTACATCATCTTCTCCAGATACTTCTGAAGGGTGAATGTGGAGGTCAGCCTCAACGTGAATGCTCTTGAAGATTGCAGGCTGCATCTTGAAGTCGGAACTCACGATGTGCTTCTCGTCCATTGGTATGAACTCAGCGTAAATGCCAAGTCTCTCACAAGTCTTCTGTATGTCCTTAGCAATGTAAGACAGAATGTTTTTATGCTCCATATTATACTATGAATAATTTGTAAATTACATACTAAATAACTAATGCGACCAAGCAATATGCAATATGTGTCTTGGTCATACGTGGGTCTCTAAGATTGTACTTCTTCTTTAAACGGAATGAAGAAGCCGACTTCTTTTATTCCATTGATATTATAGCCTATATGCTTATAATCATCATCAATCTCTATAGAGTCATGTGTGTTATAAATAAGAGTTAGTTCCTCTATGTAATCTTTCTTCACCTTAAAGATAGGTGTGTTACCTACATTTAATAAACGCCCATCTGCCAATCGTCCAATAAGCATATTTGTATTTTCTTCTGCTTGTCCTTCTCTTATTTGAACCAAACGTATGATTGCCTCATATTTGTTAAGCCCCATATCTTTCCAAAGTGGCAAGATAACAAAGTCTCCATATTGTAACTTTGTATTTTGCTCTTCGAATTGTGCCATAACCATTTCGTCTGGCGCATCCACAACCTTTTTCAAGAAACAGATTTGGTCATATCTGAGGTGTTTCTTGGTGTTTTCTTGTTCTTTCATAATTCTATTTTTATAATATGTTCTTTAATTGTTTTCCTTTAGATAATCTGCCGAAGCTTGCAACATCTTGATTGTGTTCTCAACAACCTTGTGGGCATCGTAGTCTGATCCTGCCTCGTCAAGAGCTTGCTTGTTCATTCTGATAAGCATCTCTAGGAACGTGGCACATTCATCCTTTGTTGGTGCATTGACGTGGATAGGTTTTTGAACCGTCTTCACGAAATAGTCCATACCTTTCTTTAATAAGGTTCTTATCTCGTTCATTCGGCTATTTTTTCCTATCATCTGTTGTATCTGGATACGGCAACTCACACCACGTTTAGGATAGCCTATGCGGTAATCATCGCCAACCTCTTCCATCTCTCCGTCCAGATAGTCAACCTTTGCAATAAATCCGTTGTCCTTATCCGTGCAAACTAGGAAGTCACATTCTCCTCGCTTGTGATTGCGAGTGTTGTCAATGATGAAAAGTGGTATTTCTCTCTTTGCCATATTATAGAGTTTTTTGCAAGTTGTTGTATTTGTTCATAATCTCTTCGAAGCAACCTTCTTTCTCCTTGATAACTTTTTTCAAGTCTTCTTGGAAGATAGTTCTACACCATTGCGTGCCATCCTTAAAGTAAATGTTAAGATGGCTTTGGTCTCCATTATTATAGAAATTGTATGTTTTAATCTCTTTCATATCCGTAAATCTAAATAGTTATGCTTTTTACAACGTATGCAAACTTCATCGTACCATAGGCGTTATATTGGATAAGTCGTATAGAGATTGCATATTCATTTTTTAAGAATAGATAACCTTCTGCTATAATAGATTTTTGTACTTCTAGGCTCTTGTCTGGATTGACCATCTCTATAGCCTTGCATCTACTCTCAACTACAGTGAGGCCTGTATCAGATAGCATTTTAGTTATTTCTTCTTTGGCTGTTTCTTCATCCTCATACTTAAAATTGTTTTTAGCGAGAATGCGATTAAACATCAAATCTGTTGTCAAGCTTAATTCTTTCATATCCGTAAGTTTAAATGGTTATTATGCGAACAAAAGGGCACATTGAAACTCGTTCTCGAAACGCTCTCTTGTGTAGTCTGCGAAGCGCTCGAACTTGCCACCTTTTGCGAACTCCTTAGCATCTGCAATGAAGTTACACTCCTTAATGATGGACTTAGCTTGAACTTGCTCAAATCCGAACTCGAAGAACTCACGCATTCTTTTTTGATTAGTTGTTGCCATATTCTTTTCGCTTGCCGTGATGCGATAGGGCTTAATTGTTAATAATACAGTTTCTGAAGGTGTGTCTCACCTTTCTAATTCTGTTACAAAGATACAAAGAATATTTGAAATATGCAATAAAAAATCAAATTATTTTCTTTCCTTTAACGTCTTTTGGCTATAATAGTAGGCTTGATTACATTCGTTAACAGAAAATGGCTAGTTTTTCACTTATTCGGGTTTTGGAAATAACACAAATGGCTCTTTTTGTGTCATATAAAATATAATTTGTACCTTTGCACTCAAAAAGGAGGTTGATATGCAACTAAGATTTGATTGGTGGCGTTGGCTCGTTACCATATTGGTAGGTTTCTTCATCATGCTGATGATGTACGGATGCCGGACAACGAGATATGTAGAAGTGGAAAAGGGGGTGCGAGACACTACTACTTATGCTCACTGGGACTCAATTGTCAACGAAAGGGTCAAGCTTATTCGGGATAGCTTGCTATCTTACCATTGGGAGCAGACCGAAAAGCAGGTTAAGGATTCCACTTACATCAAGGATGATGTTAAGACAAGGATAGATGAGAGTGGTAAGGTGCTAGGTAAGGATTCTACTCATATAGAGATTAGATACAGGAACAGCAAGGAACTATCCAAGGTTCGTGATAGCCTTATTCATTATAAGGAGATAGCAGAGCGAGCGAGTATATACAAGGCTCAGAGGGATAGTCTAAACAGAGAATTGAGTATCACCCAGACCAAAAAGGAATATATTGAGAAAGACTTGGTGGGCTGGGACTTGTTCTATTGGAAATTCGGTATGATTTCCTTTTGGGTCGTTTCCTTGACGCTGGTAGCAATGATTTTCTTTCTCACGATAAAATACAAGAAAAAGTTTTTTCATTAGGTTGGTTTTTAGTTATTTAAGGTTTTAGATTGGTTTTTAGGTAACAACTTGTGGGGCAGCTGCCAGTGATGGTGGTTGCTCCTTTTTTATATCTTGAAAATGCATTAGAGTGTGAAACATCAAATCCGCAAGCGATTTAATGCGTATATAGTTTTATATATGTAACTAAATATGGTATTCTGTGTTAAGAAAGCATAATATATATAATTCAACACATTAAAATCCTTGCAGTTTGAAAATAAATTAGTAACTTTGCAACGTGCTTTGTTGGTGCTGACCCGCTTACAAGAATCAATAAGATTTCCCGTGGCGAAAGCCATACTACGATAATCCTTACCTAGATTTCGGGGTCAGACGAATGAAGGGTAAGGATTTCTTTTTAGAATCCTTGTTTTGAGTCGAAACATCCTTAGATAGTTCTAAGTTAATAATGGGCTATAATTGTTGGAGTAGGCGAAACACAGATAAGTTAAATAAATAAGGAAACGAGTTCTTATGCATCAGATTAGAATTGGTATCAAGCAAGCTAAAATTGCACTAGGCGATAAGAATCGCTTGGTGGGATTTTGTTTTGCCTTAAAGATAAAATTTTTATTCCGTGCATCAGACCTTCATTTTAGATCTACAAACCAAGCAGCTAAAGTGATGGGTTACAACAAGAAAGATTTCAAACAATATTTGGATTTATCAGTTAAATTTGGATATTGTAGAATCGAAACTAATAAGTTCGGTGTGAAGAGAATCATAGCGAACAGGTTGTATGACAGTTTCCAGTACAGCTACAAGACAAGACGATGCGAGATAGCTAAATTTACCTTGCCTCAGTTGAGAAGTCTTTTGTGTGATGTTGTTGTGAGTAACAAAATCAATGTCATTGAAAATGTCTCCAATACGCATTGTAGAGCCGTTAATGGAAATACGATTAAAAGTGTACGTAGTGCCAAAAAAACGGAAGCTCGTATGTTGGAAAGACCATTCAATGAAAAGTACACAAGTTATTCATACACCAGCATGATGAAAGATACCTGTTCAACTAGATACCAAGTTGGGAAGACTATCAAGAAGCTTGTTAAGTCTGGTGCGGTAAAAAAAATAGTCCAATGTACAGAAGTCGGAATAGACGCATGTGCTTGTACTAACAATTGGCATTATTATGATGCGTTTGGAAATCTTATCATCATTTCTGCAAAATATCGAAAGGGGCAACTGCGATGCGCTAACAAATACAAAGTCCTAAAAAGCCAAGTATCTAAGTCGAAGAGTGGAACGAACCCAAAAATTATTGAGCGAAAGATGAAGTGGGTAAAAAATCGAACGTAATAATAGTAGACGAGAGAATCAATAAATAACCTGCGCTCGTAAGGGAGTTCGTAAAGGTAAGGGGAATATACGAAGTATATTTCACTTACGTATATAAACTACTCGTATGTGTGTGAGGTTGATTGAAGAAACTAAGAAAAGAAAGAAGCTATGGGAGAAAGAAGACAAACGAAGGGGGATGAGCACAGAAGCGTTACAAAGCCAACTTATGAAGAGTTTGCAATGTTTTGCTTGATGGCAGGTTTCACGAAAGACAACCTGAAGTGGCTTTATGGTCGCTTCGATGATGTCGGATGGTTGCTGCCAAGCGGTAAAGTCCCTAAGAAATGGGAGGATTTGGTCAAGAAATGGAATTCCTTGAAAAATCCAAGTCAGACTTACCGCAAGCATGGTTTCAAGTTCAAGACCAAGGAAGAGAAGATGCACGACTGCTACGAAGTGTGGACAGATGGTTCTGCGGTACTTAGGACTGATACCAAGCGAAGGAAGTACACTGGTGGTGCTGCCTATGTAATTTTACACGAAGGCAAGGTGTATAAGCAGGGAAACTACGGAACTATAGACACGACAATAAGCCGAATGGAGCTTTTGGCAATCATCTGTGGTGTTGGTCATTGTCCACAAGGTGCGGTTGTGACGGTTCATAGCGATAGCCAATATGCACTTAAGACCTTGAGCGGTGTTTATTCTGCCCACAAGAATTTAGACTTGATGGAGAAGTTTAGAAAGCATTCCGCTCATATAGCACACATTACTTGGCGCAAGGTGAAGAGCCATTCGGGAGTTGAATATAACGAGCTTTGCGACAGATTGGCAAACGAAGGTAGAATAGCTGCCGAGATTAAGGCAGGGTTAAGAGTTAATTCAAAAGCTTAGAGAAATGAAGATACGGACATTTGAACTATGTGCCGGATATGACTCTCAACTGATGGCTTTGGAGCGACTGAAGAAGAAATATTCTGATTTCGATTACGAGTGCATCGGATGGTCTGAGATAGAGCCAAGCGCAATAGCATTGCATAATGCTTGCTTTCCTAGTCTGTCCGGTAAGAATTTCGGTGATATGACCAAGATAGATTGGAGCAAAGTTGCCGACTTTGACTTGTTGACGTACTCAACACCTTGCCAGTCTGTTTCGCAAGCTGGAAAGCAGAAAGGAATAGAGGAGGGAAGCAATACACGTTCCTCTATCCTTTGGTTTACAAGAAACGCCATTATTACCAAGAGACCGAAATACCTCTTGATGGAGAATGTAGAGGCTTTGGTTCAAACAAAGTTCATTGGGTTCTTCAACAAGTGGCGCAAGGAGTTGGAATCCTACGGATATGTTAACTATGCTAAGGTGGTAAATGCAGCCGACTGCGGTGTTCCTCAGAACAGAAAGCGTGTTTTCATGCTCTCTATACGAAACGATGGTGATAAGATAGATTATCATTTTCCGAGAAAGACAAAGTTAGAGAAACACTTGGTTGATGTCTTGGAGGAAAATGTGGATGAGAAGTACTTTTTTAGTGATGACTTGCTATGTAAAGAGAAATTTGTATCGAATGAATGGAAAGAACCTATGAGTGCAGCTATAAGAACTCGTTCTGAAGGGAAGTGGATAAAAGGCGAAAAGCATAGTCCAAAGGTCGAGCTTGGAAAGAATATAGCCAATACCATTACATCTGCGAGCAAGGACTCCTTGGTTGTTCTTGGCGAGACAAGGTTGTGCATTAGGCGTTTGACTCCGAGAGAACTCTTCCGTTTGATGGACGTTGACGAAGAATACATAGACAAGATGCTTGAAAGTGGAGTGCCGAAGTCAAGTCTTCAAAAGGCTGCTGGAAATTCGATTGTTGTAGCTTGCATGGAGATGATATTGGAGGAACTTTGGTTTTCTGAGAGTAATGTTAAGGTCGCTGATGATGGCCAGCTATGTTTGTTTTAAATGTTTTAATGAAATGATGTTTTTAAATAATAACGAGAAAAAGAAGAAAGCAAATGCTATCTCTTATAAGATAGATGAGTACATCTGGGGACGAAAGGATTTTGTTACCGATTGCCCCTATGGTGAGAAAGGCAGATACACCAATGCAATTAATAAAGTTGGTGATTTGGGGTGTAATACTTGCGAATGGCAGGTAAGACATGACCCAAGTACGCAAGTTGTGACGTGCTCCCATCCAAAGGTGGAGAAGAACGAGGTGAAGAAACTTTTTAAGGATATGTGATATGAATAAGGAAGAATTGAAAAGATGCTATACGGATGCCTGTAATGCTTATTTGAAGGTATTCTGTGAGAAGCATGAGTTTTACGGATTGGATAATCCGGAGACATATTGGATAGGTGACGAACCAGGTGGAATTGCTAATTGTGGTGATTTGACTTTCGATATGGCTACTATTGTAACAGATATTGACAAGGAAGCTCCCGAAGAAGAGTTGTTGAAGTGGTACGATTATACTATTGAAGCTAGTGAGTTCAATTTGCCTATTCCAAACTTCGACCATTGGCTTATGGGGTGTCCTATAACACCAAGTAAATGGTTCGAGAATATGCGAGCAAAGCGTAAGGAGTTTGAGGATTTGTTAAAACAAGAAAACGAAAGGTTGAAAAATGGAAAGAAGTAATCTTTTTAATCATTTGTTGAGGATATTTGATGAAGGTCTCAGTATGAAGACTACCGAACTTGAATATGGTACACTTGAAGTTACTGTAGAGAATCGAAGCCAAGATAAGAAAATTACATTCTTAGCAAAGGGCATGGAGGATGCCAAGCAGAAAGCAGCGGAATGGCAGGTTGGACAAATGCTCTTGAATTGCGATGATTTCGAGGAGATTGTTATGTTTTTGGCTCAAAGAAAGAAACTTAAAAAGGAAATGTCAAATGGATAAGAATTTTAGAAGTTGTTTTTGTTGCGTCCATTTCTTGGAAATACAAAATACAAGTATAGGAAATGTCTTGAAATGCAAGAAAGGTAGCACTACGAAAGTACAAGGGAAGCGACTGACAGAAATCGCTGCAAGATGCAAAAATTACAAAGCGTGAGGCACACGTTAAAGGTAATAGACAACAGGGGTATTTGAAAGAGAGCGAAATCTAAAAAACTGCAAAACAAATAGTAGATTCTATATAGCAAGATTAAAATATATTAATATAGATAAGAAACACATTAAAACATTTGCATATTACAATAATTCTTTGTATCTTTGCATCGTGATTAAGAAACAAATGTTATTAATTAAAATGGTGAGACACACCTCAAAAACTGGGAATAATGACAAAGAAAGAAATTTTAAAACAATGGCTTGATGAGCCGAAAGTGAAATATTGTGGCAATTCAAATTTCACGTTAGGTTATGGTGATGGCTGGGATTGGGTTAAAGATGTCCTACGACCAACTATCACGAAGAATGCGATGTTCCTCAGGTTCTTGGAGCATGGTTTCTGTGAGATAGAAGAATTTCTGAAATCCAAGTCCGAGAAACCGAGCGAAGAGGATTGTACCTTGTATTCTGTTGGATACAAAGATGGAGTTAATGATGCCATGATAGCAATAAAGAACAGATTTGAAAAATTAAAATAGGAGGTTTTAATGGATTTAGGCAAGGCGATTAAGACAATTAGGGTAAGCAAGGGCTTAACTCAACGACAACTGGCTAAGGCTATCGGTTGTAGCGAGACGAATATGTTGTTTATGGAAACCGGAAGAACGTTTCCACGCAAAAGTAAGATTGATGCAATTTGTAAGGTTTTGGGGATTCCGATGTCTTACTTGTTGATGTTCTCTATAACACCGGATGATATTCCGGAAGACAAGCAGAGTTTGTACACAAGCATCGTTGAACCGATGCGAAATGAATTTACTAGGGAGTTGTTGCGATGAAGAAATACTATTATTTTGTGGCTAAGTATGTCAAGAATGGCATAACACGAATATGTACAGGCACACAAGAGACGGATGAAGGCTATTTTGATTTTGTCAGTGCTGGAAATTTTATAGCACAAGAAAATGATGTTGATTACAAGGACGTAATTGTAACTTTTTGGTCTGAGATTAATTCAATAATGTTTGATAAATATAAGAATAAAAAACATAAAAATGGTTGAATTCGAGTGTGAAGGAAATATCATTTGGAAAAATTACGATTTTTATTTTATGCCTTGTGTAGGGGATTATGTCGTGATTAATAATCTTACATACAAGATTAAGTCTCGTGTGTTCAAGTGTCAAGGAAAGACTGTAAAAGTTGTTTTAAAAAAGGTTGATAATGAAAATACGAATAGTTAAACATGTTTGTACCGATGGAGTAGAAAGAGGTATCTTGGAGTACCGCAACCATTGGTGGGAGAAGTGGAAGCCATTGCATCAGGACGGAAAGCTGGCTTATGTTTCATATATGGGAACGAAACCTTGTAAGTCTGTGCAAGAAGAGTGCTTTGATGTGCTAGGCTTGGATAATGAGCAGATAAAGGTTCGGAAACAGATGTCCCGTTATATCTTGGATGCCGAAGAGGTATACATTGGTGTAAGAATTGGTAACGAATATCATATCGGCTATGATGTTGATAATGATGAGAGTCTGGAAACGCTTAGGAATTTGGAGGAATAGTTATGCTCGGAAAGATCTTTTCGGTTAAGACCGATATTGTATATCATAGAGAGGAGAGTTTGAATCTCTTTAAAGGCAAGAAAAAACTTGATAAGGTGGTGTCCGGTCGGGTACTCAGAGAACAAATCAAGTTGTTTGGTTTCATTGTCAGAACAAAGTATATTTATCAGATTTGCTGCCCATTAGTCGATATGAATGATACTCATGAGGTTTCTGAATTGTATCGGGTCGAGGATTTGGTGAGAACGGCGTGCTATAATAAGGTTGTTGAATATTCAAAAAGAAAGCATTATGCCTAGTGTTAATTGTTTCAGAAGAGTCCTACTGGATGTCGGTGGCAAGAAGACAATAATCAGCGTGCCCCACGGAATGACGGAAACCGAAGTAAATAAGGTTTTGGTCGTTACAAGGGCTTATCTTCAGCAATATGTCTATGTTGAAATGGTATTGGCAGAGTGTTTTATTCAGAAAATCGAAAAGAGTATTCTGAAGAAGAAATGCGTTAGGTTTGAAGTTAAGAAGAAGTGGGTGGACTGCAAGAAGAACCTTCGCAAGGTGGTTAAGTATTATGACGCTTATGTTCCTAATGCAGATTTCAATAACGAATTCGCAATGACGTTTTATGACAAGATTAGTGGAGACTTGTATAAATTGCGAGATAAGATTGCGGTGAGGTTACAGAACTTAGGAATTGGTGAAAAATCTGGAGTCTATGCGAATGCAATCATCCTTTATAATCTCACCAACCTTTGTCTGGGAACTTATGAGAATATCATCCGTAAGCTGTTTGAAGAATTGCACGTTAACTTAATGCAAGCGTTCAAGGATTTTGCCCCAATACTTGCTTTTGAAAACTCCTATGACTTCATGGCGTTAGTGATGGATAAGGATTTCGAGAGACTGGCAGACCATTTGATGACCAAAGAAATTCTTTCTTATTTCGACAAAGTAAGAAAAGGTGTATTTAATGAACAGACCTTGAACGAGGCTTCTATTAATGCTACAGAGGATTTGACAGACGAAGAAAAGAGTTCGCAAAGGGCTTACATCGGAATAAGTGACTTTATGAATAGTGGCTATCCTTTGGAAAGAACAACAACCAAGAAAGTTAGCTAATGAAGATAGAGTCAAGCGATTTTTTGCCTATAGGTAATGAATTTCAGAAAATCTTCGGAGTAAGCTTTGGAAAGTTCGTTGATATGCGGTTTCTTTTAGCAAGAAAAGAGTTGGTCTTCAATTTGCTGAAGTTCACAGATTGGCTTGAAGAGTGCTATCCGGATGAGTGTTCCATTGATGGAGTGAGTTATAATGAGGTTGTTGAGCGAAAGTTTGGCAAGCGAGGTGTTAAAATGATAAAGAAGTTGATAGGATGAAATATATGGGTAGTAAGGCTAGAATCGTGCATGAAATATTGCCGATTATGCTGGACAAAGAGCATGATACGTTTGTAGATGCTTTCTGTGGCGGCTGTAGCGTTATAGAGAATGTTCCGAACACGTATCGAAGGATTGCCAACGATAAGAATAGGTATCTTATCGAAATGTGGAAGTATCTTCAGAATGATGGGTTTGTCTTCAACCATATTAGTAAGACGTTGTATAACTTTGCACGAGACTGCTATCACGGAAAGAATAATTTCTTCACAGAGGCAGGTGTAGGACTAATTGGCTTTATGGCGAGCTTTAATGGTCGCTTCTTTGATGGTGGCTATAGCGGACATAATGTTGTCGGCAAGAACGGAAAGGCAAGAGATTACATAAGGGAACAGATAGAAAACACAATGCGTGATGTGCCTCTCATCAAAGGTGTTGAGTTCTATAGTGGTAGCTATGATGAACTTGTGATACCGGATAAGAGTATAGTATATTGCGATATACCTTACAAAGCTACGAAAAAGTATGATGTATCAAAGAATTTCGATTACGAAAGATTCTATATTTGGTGCATGGAAATGGCTAGAAGAGGACATAAGGTCTTTATCAGCGAGTATCAGATGCCACAGGAGTTCAGATGTGTTTGGGAAAAGGAAGTAACAAACTCTCTTAACCCGAATATCACAAAGAGACCAGTCGAAAGGTTGTTTACTATTGATTAGAATTAGGATGAAAGAAACTTATTGCTTAGAAGATGTGCTTTACAATACAAAGCGTTACTTCACGTTGGAGAATGGAGTAGTATCAGGAACAGAACTTGCACAGGAAGACTTTAATGTATTCCTTGGTCTTGCAAGTCGGCTTGGCTATAAGGTAGTGAAATTATGAAAAGGCGAGTAAACAAGGATTGTCCGTTCTCGGCAGAAGAATTGGATGAGTTCAGAGCTGCCTGAGTATAACAGACGCATTGTCGGTCTGACCAAGGTTCGCAAGCGTTTCAAGCATCTGAATTTCTTAGGCGAGGAATGGTGGAATAGGTTCACGAAATCAAACGCCATCTATAAATGGGCTTATGTGGACGATTTAGTTTGATAGTAATCGTAGAAATCCATAATGCTATTTTGTTTTAAATGTTTGCCCCATCACTATATATAATAATGTAGTGGTGGGGATTTTTGTGTTAACGTCAGCAAATTATTTGTTTGTATTATTATAGGGTGTTAAATGATAAAAGAAATACATTAAATAACTTGCATATTTCAAATATTCTTTGTATCTTTGCATCGTAATTAAGAAACAAGGTTACTAATTTTAAAAGGTGAGACACACCATAAAAACTGTAAGAAGAAAGTGGAAAAGAATAATGCTTATGTAGAGGTATTGGTAAAGATTGCCAACCTCATGGGTAGAACAAAGGAGTCTATCCAAATGTCGTCTTCAAATACTCATACGAGTATTACGATGTTTGCCGAAAATAATAGCAAGATTATTGGAAATTGGTATTTTGATGCTTCCGATAGCAAGGAGTTGGTGGATGCTACTTTCAATGGTCTGAAGGTTTTGGTTGAGTCTCTTGAGCACAATAAGAGCAATGACGGACAAGCAGCGTAAGTACATAGAAAGTCTTATCAAGAAAGTGTTTCGTAATGCAGATTCGCAGAGCGAAATACTTTCCAGATTGGATAGGGTTAAGATTTCAAGCCATCAAGCTTCAGTAATGATACATGCATTGAAGTTAGAGTGCAACATCGGTCGCTCCGTTCCGGCATATATGTTAATGGCAAACAATCTAAATCCAAAAATGGATGAGTTCTTTAGTATATTAGGGTACGATGAATGACGTATTCTTCAAGAAGAAAAGAAGTTGATATGAAAAAGGTAATTATGATAATGGCCGTTGCCGCCATTTTGGTAGGTTGCAAAGGTAAGGGTACAAGAGTCCAAATCTCGGATTCTGTTGACAAATTCAAGGTCGAGAAATTGTTTGTTGTAGATAGTATAACAGTGTACAGGTTTTATGACAATGGAAATGCTATCTATTTCACTAACCGGAAAGGTAGGGTAGATGCGACCCCTTCCGAGTACAATCCGGTTACTCACACATACAATGACGAGGTTAACGAAACTTTATGTGAAGGAGACTGAAAAATGGAAAAGAGATTAACTAAGGAAGAGTTCCTTAAGGACTTATGGCATCCTGCTAGCGAAAAGCCAAACATTAAGCAAGGAGAATGTTGCGTTACATGTTTGGTTAAGTTCAAAAATGGAAGTACGGAATTATGTGTATATTTCCGTAATCCAGAAGGATGGGTATGTGATGATATGAGTCCTAAAGATTTTAAAAGAAATTTTAAGGGATGGCTTTGTATTAATGATTTGTTACCAAAGAAAGGAGGTGAGCAATGAAAGAACTTAAAGATTTGGTTACTGGTGATGATGTACTAGTTAGCGGTATGCATTACAGACGTATCGCCAAGGTTGATAAAGTAACAAAGACTCAAATTGTTATTGATAACGCAAGATTTAGAAGAGATTCTGGCTGGCAATGCGGTAGTGATAGATGGAATATTAGAAGAATATCTGTTCCTACAGAAAAGGAAATATCAGATGTTAAAGAAGAGAATTTTCGTAGGACTCTCGTCTACGCTATCAGTTCTTTTGATTTCAAACGCTTATCAACAGATGAGTTAAAACAAGTGTACAATATTGTAAAAGGCAAAGAAAAATGAAAAAGAATAAACACTCGTTAAAGATAAGTCGTAGTTATGGTGATATTACCCTTGATGGTTATCCTATAGCTACATATTCAAATGATGAATTGAAGATTCTAAAGAACCTGCTAGAAAAGGTTCTGTGTGAAGTAAATGAATATATACATCTTTAGAAAAGTAAAGCGTATGGCAGCAAGATATAATTTTAGAAAAACCATTTTACTCAGATTGAAAATCTGTTGGAATGTGCTCACACATAAGACTTTTATAGCTTATACAACTGATGATATAGGTGACAAATGGAGTCTTATAAATAACATAGAAAGTCTTGAACAATTTGGTCAATGGCTTGTAAGTGGTGGGTATAAGGAGAATAGCAACTATAAAAAGTAAAGCGTATGTTGTACGAAACAAAACAAGGGACAAAGGCTTATGAATACATTAAGAGTATTCTCGATGCTGAATTTGAAGAGCATCAAGCATACATGAAACGAGTCGAAGAAGCCGTAGGTTTCAAATTTGAAAAATATCAGGGCTATCAGCCTAACAGAACTCTCACAAGAGTGTATGAGATTACCGCTATATGGGTTCCTTCTGAGCGTTACGATACGCTAGATAAGAAGGTGTGGAAGAAGGTAGACGGTGTAAAATTGGAGGACGGTTACTATATAGCGATTGCGCCTAACAAGCGTAGTAAGCAAGGTAAGGCAATAGCAGCAGTACTTACATCATATAAATCCTTTACTCATCATTTCAAAATATTGAAGGAACTGAATATCGAAGTTTCGAACGTCAGCCGATTCTCCATCACCCAGCTTTTACGCCACAAAGACCGCATTTTCGTTTACTTCGATGATAGTATTAGAGCTGAGAAGCAAAATCCAGACTTCGTGGAAATCACGATAGGTGAGTATGAAGATTTCGTTAATAAAAAGGACTAAGCTATGGATAAGTTAGAATATATTCCAGGAGATTTTGTAATGACAAACGGAGTACCATTAGGTACTGCCAAAGATGTCGTCTATAGAGTAACATCATCTGACCCAACAAAGACTTTAAAGTTGGACGATGGAACGGTTCTGAAAGGTGCTGTCTGCTTAGAGAACATCGAAGGTGCGGAATTAGGAGATAAAGGTTATCTCTTCGGAGATTGCTGTGCTTGGGTTAAGGATATTGTTCCGATTCCACTTACTTCTGAGATTCTAGAAAAGAATGAGTGGAGAAAAGAAGAAGAGAATTACTTTAATGATAGCTACCATATATTCTTAGAATGCAAATATGAGAAATACTCTGCCTACAAAGTTGTACATAATGATGTAGTATGGCTAAGAGACGTAAGAAGTGTTTCCGATTTACAGCATTTTCTCTTCGGTCTAGGTATTAATCACGAAATGGAGGTATGAATATAATTACGTTTGGTAAATATAAAGGTATACCAGTTACAAGAGTTCTTAGAATTGACCCAAGTTACTTTGGATGGTGCAAGAACAATGTACGTTGGTTCAAATTCTCTAAAAGAGACTACGAAATATACTTGGCATGGTTATCTTTACAGCAAAATCATTTGCAATTCACAGGATATTCTGATGATATGGGTAATATTAGATTCCTTTTTAGAAAAGTAGAAGAAGGTAAATTTAATGATTACTCTGATACAGAATATCTTACTAAAGAGACATGTGGTGAATATCTAAAAAGTACAAAAGAACATTATTTTAGCAAATGTGTTTAACCGACTTCGGGCATAAATAGAGGTAATATGACAGTACAAGAACTAATTGATGAATTATCAAAGATTGAGGATAAGACTATGGAAGTCAACTTCCCATATTCTCATGGTACACAAGAAAATGGGCAACCCATGAATGTTGATAATGTATCAGTATATGATGATTGTGTTATACTTTATGATTAACCATCCGCAAAGGATATAAATAGATAGTAATATGGAAGAAAGAATGTTTTTAGTAATAGTAAAAGGCGAAATTAATGAGTCTGAAATGTCATTGAAAAGAGCTATTAGTGAAGCTATTGAGTGTGAGGCTAAAGAATATGACGAGTCACCTCTTTATGGTTGTGATGTTTCTGTAAAGGAGGTCGAAGATTAACTAACCGCCCTCTTCTGTAAAAGGGAGAGGGCAAAAAGAAAATAATATGGCAGAGATTATTTACTTTGGAACAAATGGGTGTTCTGGTCATTATCCTATTGGCATTGACAAAACGCTGACAGGGGACGAATATGGGATGTGGTGTGAATGCGATAATGATGTCTGGATAAATAATATCCGAAAGAACCCTGGGCGGCATCTTATCAAACATCACGGAGAGGTCTATACAAATTATGGTGTTCCGTTCTCTGTAGATGAAGACAGAGTTGGTGACCATACCGAACTGTTTTGGAAAGGCATTCATACGAAAGAAGAAATCGTCAACTTGATAAAGAATAATCAGTTTTTAGCAAGGCAATTCAAAATGGATGAGGCAATTAAAAATGTGGCAACAGTTTGTGGTGTCAGGTACGAAGATATTAAATCTGCGATAAACATGGCACAAGCATTTGCAGGTGGTAAAAAGAAGAGAATATAAAAGCAGCAGAAGCAAAAAGAAAGTTGTGTGAGATTAGAAGCAATCTTACAGACGATGAACAGAAGCAAGCGATTTGGATAGCAATTAGAGCTATTGACACTTGCACTGAAAATGGGTTTATTGTAGAAGATTAATATAAATGTAAGTAATATGATAACGGAGAAGATATTAAAAGAGCTTGGATTTGAAAGGCATCCAGCCCTTAATATTCCAGAATTTTGGGATTTATGGTTATCTACAAATACATATAATGAGAAAGAGCATAAATTTAATAGGGTTCTTTATATTAAAGTAGATTTTTATGATACTGATAATTCTTGGTATGCTAATAGAAATAATTACATTAAAGATGGTAGTTGTAATGTTAGATTAGGATTAGGTCCAGGTGGCCCTCATGATTGTTCTCATGAATTTCCTTTACTTAGGAGATTAAAAGATGCAGAGAAGTTAAAAGCATTAATAGAAATTTTAAAAGGAGGATAAGCGATGAGTAAAATTAAGGAAATATTAAGTCAAGCATACAATCAGCTTGACGAGTACAATAAGGGTGGTGCTACTCAGCATATCCTTCTTTGGAAGGCTATGGGTAATATTGAGGATGCACTTAAAGAGTTGGAGGATGAATAAGAAGCAATTTAAGTAAGTAATTATGAATAAAAAAGAGAAATCAATCAATAGTCACATTGATAAGGCTATAGGCTATTCGGACAAGGCTCATGACGAGTTGCAAATTGCTCTGAAAATAGCTTTAGAAGGAAAAGGGCTTAGTGACGAGGAAAAGGAACTTCTAAGCGTTGGATTTGCAACAGGAACAGAAGAAGCCGTAGAGCGTGTTGCTGATGGTAGTTGTAATGATGAATATATCAGTGCATGGGATAGCCCAATTAGAGACTGCCGAATATCTGAGGTATATCGCATGACAGGTGAGCAGATACGTGAATATTTTAATTTGTGACAACTATGGATAAGAAGAAAGTTAAAGAGCTGATACAAGAAGTTATCATCAACAATGTTGATAGCTTGGAGTTTGGAAACGATAAGCATAATGCTCCTTTGAGAAAAGCGAATAGCTTATTGCATGATGCTTTGATAGAGTTAGGAAAGTCAGACTGGGTATCTGTTGAGGATGGGTTGCCTCCTTACGGAGAAAAAGTCTTTGTAACAAGTAAGATGTCACCTGATAATGTTTTTAAAAACAGAAGAGTGGAAAGCACTACCGTCCCAAAAGATGGTAATGACTTCATCATCTTATGGGAAGGGAGAATGAATCGTATCACTCATTGGAAACCTATTGATAAGTTGGAGGATTGATATGACAAAATTTAAGGTAGTTAGATATTGGGATACATATCCCGATGGAGTTATTGCAACTTGTGATACAGAGGAAGAGGCAGAAAAGATATGTAATAAATATCGTAGAAACCGCAAACCTATGTATGACTATTTAGTCAGAAAGGATGGCGAATAATGACTAGAGAAGAATTAAGATACAATTACGAAAAAGAAATCTGTGAGTTATGCTGCCGAGAGTATTATACTAGCAGAACACTCCCAGAATCACTTTGCGAAGGTCAGTTTTGTGAAGAGGCAGAAGATAGTTTCGCAGATAAACATAATATAAAATTGGAGGATTGAGTATGACAAGAGAAAAACTTTTAGAAAAGGCTAGAGAGTTCGAGAAAAAGAACAAAAGTTTCACTTGGAAGCCACATAATTTCCCAGAAGATATGACTGAGGAGAGCACTCTTGATGAGCTTGTATCAGAAGGAGATAATATGTATGATGCTTTGAAAGAAGCAGTTGAGCTAATAAGTGATTTGGCTGATGAATTGGAATATAAAATAGCAGTGGAGGATTGATTATGAATCGTAAAGAAGTAGCAGAGTTATGGCCATTTATTAAGGCATTTGGCGAAGGGAAAGATATAGAAATACGTAGTAAAAATCCACATGCTCAACTTAATGGCTGGGTAAAGATGGATGAGTTTATCTTTGGTAATTTTGAGTATCGCATTAAGCCAGAGCCAAAGTACCGTCCTTTTTATGACAACGCAGAAGAGTGCTGGCAAGAAATGATGAAACATCAGCCGTTTGGGTGGGTGAAGATGAAAGGTACAGAAAGTAAGTATTACATGCTTAAATGTATTGCAAGTCGAGTAGTAATTGGATTAAATGAAACTCCTTTTAGCTATAAGAAAGTATTTGAAGATTATGTCTTTGCTGATGGTACTCCATTTGGTGCAAAAGTGGAGGAATAGTTATGAACATAGATATTGTAAACAGAAAACTGACAGAAGCCATCGTTTATATGGAGAGTTACAAACAAAACCATTACGAGGGATATTTTAATCAGATGGAAAATGCTCTTTATGAATTATCAAGAGAACTTAATAAGAAATAGTTTGGCATGGGTAGCATGTAATGGGAGCGGTCAAGAAATAATCTTCAGAAGAAAACCTGTCAGACATGGTTTTATGCCAAATTGGTGTCCTGTAGGTTTTGTAGAAAATAAGTATGTAGTTCTTCCACAAGGCAGCATCAAGAAACTCATCGGAAGAGAATTATCTTGGAGTGATGAGCCAGTAGAACTTAAAGGAGAATAAGTAATGAATGAAAAGATTCAAAAATGTCAAACTTGTTATTATGATAATAGGTGTTATTGGCAAGAGTTAGCAGACCATATTCCTATGGATTGCAATGACTATAAAAAGAGGGATAGGAAATGAGCAAAATGAACGTCAAAAAGTCTCTTCTAGATATTGTTAAAAGCAATAACTTAGAGATACTAAAAATAGATTTATTCAATGATTTTGAGTTGTTCGTAAGGGAAGGCACTATGGAACGTAATGAGTATTGCAAGACTTATGCAACATTAGACGATTTGGATTTTGATGTAGAGGCTTTCTTGCTTAATGATGAAGTACGTGGAATTGTATACTGCCAAGATAAAGACACAAAAGAACCAGTGTGGATTGAACCTTGGAGTGACGAATGCTATTCTTGGTGGCAGATTAGTAGAGTTCCTGCCTTCTATAAGGATAGACTTAAAGATTTAAATATGAAAAAATATGAGTAAAGTATCGGCACTAACAATTATTGATGATATGATTGAAAACTATACTAGAATGATGAACGCAGGAAATAAGAAAGTTCTTGTAGTTCACGCTAGAAGTTTTCTAAAACTAATCAAGCAAGAGTTAGAACTTAAAGAAGAATAGTTATGGAAAAATATAGAATAGTAGATATGTATCGTAAAAGCAAGGCTGTTAAAGGCATACATTACGATTCTTGGAATGAGCCAATCTTAGCTTTTCGTGTAGATAAGAGACATTCTTTGTTCTTTGGGATTATCCATTATTGGGATTATGGCGCATGTAACCTTCGTCCGGAGTATTTGTTTTCTTCGGTTGATAAAGCCAAGGAGGCTATATTGAAGGTAGATAAAAGTAGAAGAGTGACAATTTTATATAAGTAGCTTATGAAAATAGAAAATATCAAGTTCAAGGCTAAACGTCTTGATAACGGAGAATGGATAGAGGGTGACTTAATACATAAGGAAACTTATGTTTGTATAGGTTATCTAAGTAGTGAAATTCCTAATATAACAAGAGTACAAAAAGTTGATACCTCTACGGTCTGCATGTTCACAGGACTAAAAGATTGTGTAGGCAAAGAAATTTGGGAAGGGGATATTATCAGAAACCCAGAGTTCCCATTTGAAAAGAGAGCTGTTACTTGGTCTAATAACAGCTCATGCTTTATGCCAATTGACGAAGATGGATGTCAAGACAGAGACTTCTCTTTCTTAGTATTGTTTAAGGAATGGACTGTAGTCGGCAACAAATTCGATAAGAAAAAGTAAGATAAAGCTATGGTAGATGTAAGTAATCAGCACTGGAACGACGATGGAAGCTGTACTATTATATTGAATAGTATAGAAGAAGTCGAAGAGTTCGTTGAGTGTATGAATATATGGAATAATAGAATGTATGAAGAATAAGATTTTAAACTTAATCAAGTCAGCCGTTTGGTTTGTCTTGTGTTTGTTTGTAGGAGCATTGCTTTTTGAGGGCATTCGCTCGTTGGCTAATGGTAGCGAACCTGCGAAAGAATTTAGTACAACAGTATTTACCAAGAATGGGCATGACTATCTGTTTGTGGACACGAAACACGGAGTTTGTGTTATTCACGCTAGTAGTTGTCCTTGTAATAAAAAGAAGTAGCGTATGGGAACTTTATATATAAGTGTTAGTCTAATTTACATCTTTCTTGTTTGCTTGGATGGAGAAGATGTAAAACCGAAATGGAAACAATGGCTAGCTGACAAACTAGGCATCAAGCCAAAGATAGAGGTTAGATACATAAAGCCACAAGTCGTTAAGCTTCGTTCAAGAGTTACAATGTCGAATTTTGAAATGCAATACTATTGCCGTGACAAATTTGGCATGGAGCAATTGAAGAGAAGAGCAATAGAAAGTGTGTATGATGAAATTCTTAATGGAATGAAGGCAAATGGATTGGTTTCCATTTCGCAATATAAAGACATCTATACAAATAGCACAATTTATGAGGGGACATGTAGTATTTATAAAAACAAGTAGTATATGAAGATAAGACAAGCTAAGAAAATCTTGAATATGATGGAGAGAGGAACGGACACACGTTACTTCGATTCAAAATATACATTCAAGAAAGAGAGTAGATTCATTCCTAGATTAAAGAATCTCTATCAGAAAGCAACTATCAGATGGAATAAGGTAAATATGCCGAGTGCTAACGTTAGTTTGTTTCGTTCAATTTTGAGAACTTCAAAGGAATGCGGTCGTTGTAAACATTTCAATGGTATGTTTGCAGGAAGATGTACTAAACTACATGAGTATGTTGAAAGCAGCGATTGGTGTCATGGAACGTTTTTCCAGAGAAAGTGAGGTTGACATGAAAATAAGACAAGCTAAGAAGATAATGAAGCAAGTCTATAAGACTAGATATTGGGCTTATAGGCAAGGCTATTATTGTGGCAAGAAAGATGCTGGAAAGCTAGCCGGAGACCATCGTTTGTTAAAGGCTATGCGTCTTACAAAGAAGTGGGAAAGTCGCAAGATACGAAATGATGTGAATAAAATACAGGAGAAGAAAAATGAAAATGCTAGATAATAAGTTAATCATAGATATTCCTAAAGGAATGGAAGTGGACATTGAAAAAAGTGACTTGAAAGCGGGCATTATAGCATTCAAGAAGAGACCCTTCTGCTATGAGGATGTTATATCTACTTTAATAGACCGTGGTCTTTGTCCTGTCGTTGCTAATGTTACTAATAGTAATGTAGAGAAAATTGTTGCATTGGATAAGTTAATGGATATAGCTAAGTGTTATAATGGAGATTGGAAACCGGATTGGAATTCTAATGAACATAAGTATAATATCATGCGAACCAGTGAATATGGTATTACTTCTTGTAGTAGCTATAACGAGGGAGCTATTTACTTCAAGAACAAAGAAGATGCCCAAGCCGTTATTGATAATCCAAATTTCAGAAGCATTCTTGATGCAATCTATAAGGACTAAGGCTTATGAAAAAAGAAATGTTCTTTAAGAGTGTAGAGTTCCGTGAAGTCCAGCATTTGGCTTTCTCGGATGAATACATAACCGCATACGTATCGGTGAATAATGTTCCTAAGATACACATGAGTGTTAATACACCTCGTGACGAATATGGGTTTGCGAAAGGCAAGCCAAAACGTTACTTTAGAATGGGGGTTGGAAAATGGCTCACCGAACGAGCGTTTGTGAAGAAATATTTTAGTGAAGAATAAATGAATATAAAAAAGACAGACATGGAAGAAAAGATTAATAAAGCGGCTATCCTAAAGGACAAGCCGAAAGGAACAAAGTTGTATACTATTCTATCTGATAGTGAATGTTTTCTAGAAGAGGCTTCTGAAGATAGTATTTACATTGATATAGATAACAGAGAACGCTTTTGGTGTCTTTCGGCCTATGGTTCTACTCATTCATTTCCAAATGGATGCGTGTTATTGTTCCCATCTAAGGAAATGCGTGATTGGTCTAAGTTCGCTTGGAAGAAAGGCGATGTGCTTATCAATAGTAGTGGATTTCAGTGCATTTTCAAAGAATGGGCTTCGGATGATTATACAAAGTTCAACGGATGCTATTCTAATAGCAGGGATGGTTACGAAGACGTATCAAATGCAGAAACAGCTAAGTTTGACAAGTTAGATAACAATATTGCCTATGGATATGTCAGAGAGATTGAAAGAAAATTAGGTGGTATCCTAAACCTTGAAACTTTGGATATTGAGAAGGCTCAGCCAGAGTTCAAGGATGGTGATATTGTTTGTATGATGGATAGATTTGATAATTATCGCTTTATATTTATTTATAGAAATGAAGATGATGAAAATTTTTACTATCATGCGCATAAAACAAGAAATGGTTTTGTAAATTTAGGCGAGAATGAATATCTTAGTAAACCTCGCAATTATTCAGTTCATTTAGCGACAGACTTAGAAAAGCAGCAGTTATTTGATGCTCTTGCGAAGAATGGCAAGGCTTGGGATGCTGAGAAGAAAATGATTGTGGGCATGAAGCTAAAGGTTGAGCTGAAACCATTCGATAATGTGTTGGTTAGACATCAAAAAACAGAGGAATGGCGTGCAAATATATTTAGCCATACAGATAAGACAGATGAATATCTTGACTATGTATGTGTTAATGGTAGATGGGAGTTCTGCATCCCTTACGAAGGCAATGAATCATTGTTAGGTACAACTAAAGATGTGGAGGTAAGTTATGGACGAAGCTTTTAAGAAAGAACTTATATAGCATTGTAAAAGGCAAATGCAACACTTTGAGAGAATGGGAAGAACAGATTCTTTCGCATATAAAGAACATGCTGTTTTACTTAGTTTTCTTGAACGTCCATATTTACCTTTTTAATATAGTAATAGTTATGATAGACATAAAGAAGAAAATCCAAGCCGCAAGAGATTACGCAAGCAAAAGCTATCGTGTAATCAGAAAGATTAGCAAAAACGGCTTTATGGTTCAAAGAGATAAAAATGCCGATAAGCATTTCTTGGATGGCATTGAATGGGCAGAGAAAGAGATATTCAAAGATTTGATTCACAATGCTAACGAAGTTCCTCAAATTGGCAGAGGAAGGATTCTTGCATACTCAAGAGACTGCGGTTATAGAAATCTTTACAACCTATACGATATGATGTACAAGACTGATTGCGGCACATATCAAGAAATGTGGGAATTAGAAGTTAAAGCTTACGGTTTGGATGGCTGGATATACGCAGATGAATTGTTTGACTTAATTATCAAAGGAGGTGATAGTAAATGACCGATGCAGAATTTAATAAGTTTGTGCTTATGCTAGAGAATGAAGCGTTTCGGTTTGCAAGAAGTCAAAACGTATTTAAGGAGCATCGAGTGGTGATAGAGCAGTCTTTCAAGATAGGAGGGCTGTTCATTCTTCGAGAGCTGGAAAAGTATTTTAATCAAAAGAAGTAAGCTTATGAAAAAAGTTTCCTTGACTGATGATGAGCTAGATTTGCTTATTATCGGGCTTCATTGCGTAAATAGGTCTAATTATAATAATTACGGACGATATTACGATTCATATGACAAAGTGTCGCAAATGAAGGAAGAACTTAGGATTAAACTTAAGAGGGCATTGTATAATTTTTAGTTTTGAGTAGTAGTTTATATATATTAAGATATGGAATTAAAGATAAAAACGCATCATGCGTTACCTTGCCGTACAGAGGTATTCACTATCAATGGAAAAAGTGCTGAACAAAATGATTTTGGTGATACATATGACCATCATTATGAGGATGCAGAGCCTTATGCTTGTGCCGATATGCACTTTGACCCAAAGCCTCCAACAAAGGAAGTACTAAACCGCTATAATATAACGGAAGAAGAATATTATAACATCTGCAACGAATTGGAATGCGAACTATGCGTAGGTAGTTGCGGATGGTGTATTTAATAGATTTTAGAATAAACAATATAAGCAATGACAAAGGAAGAAATATTGGAAAAGGCATCCGATTTTGAGGATGAAGATGAGTTCGTGAAGTGTGATAGATTGCCGTTCACTGAGGAATGGTGGCTTTTGCATCACCTAGTGTATATCGGCTTGTCTTGTACCTATACAGGTCGTGGTTATATAATTGAGAAACTTAAAGATTAGTAAAATGGAAGCAAATGATTATTTGAAAGCCATGCAAGCTATGGATGAATTGGATAGACTTGTAACTAGTGTTTATCCTGATAAGTTCAAGTTGGTCTGCAAGAAGCATGGAATAGATGAATGCGAGGCGATGAATATGTATTCGTACTTGCAAAAGATGCATAAAGGTCAGTCTTGGTTAGTTAGATACAAGCCATTGGAATATCTAGAGCGTGTATTAACACTAGCCAAAGAAGCTTATGCGTCTTACATGAACAACGGCTTGATTCTAAGTATGGTCAATTTTGGTGATAAGTACACAAGAATACTTGTAATATTTGAGAAAGATGGCGTAAGAAGCCAACAAGAATTTGACCTTAGAGAGCAAAGAACATATGTTGATATAGCGGACTTTATTGGAAATGGTTACTCCATCGTATCTGTTATCAGTCAGTCTGACAATGTTGACAGCGAAAAGTTTGTTGGAGAAAAGGATGAGCGAAGTCATAGTATTCCTATTTACGATGGTGATGTAATGCTTTGTTACGTGAATAAACCGGAATTTTGGAGTTCCGATTGGCGTAATAGCGGACTTTATATTTGTGAGAGCGGCTCATATCATAGATTGCTATACACCCCGAATAAGGGGTACGTAAGACATGGAGAGCCTGATGTAGATGAAGACTTTACCCTTGATATTGGGGAAGAATCCTTCAGTAGTTATGTTATGACTTTAAACCAGTCTTGGTATAAGTTGGGTAATGTTCATGCAGATATAGGCTTTTTGAAGGAGAAGGAATAGAAGTGTTAAAGGAGAGGAATATCATTTCCCCTCCTTTGCCTTAATTTCCAGTTCGATAGGCTTGCCACAATGAGGGCAGATGATAGCCGGAGATTGCGGAACGGATGGCTGCTCTGGTTGAACCTTTTGCAATTGCTCATCTGTAAGAAGTTGCCAATCCTCAATATTTAATGCAATAGCAATTTGATGTAATGAATCTATACTTGGAGTTGTTTTGCCATTTACTATAAGTGAAATGGCATTAGCGGTAACTCCTATTGCATCTGCTAATGATTTAGCCTTCATTTGGCGTAAATCTAGATAATACTTAATGCGCTTACTTATATTAATAAGGTATTCGCTTTTAATGTTGCTTTTTATCATAAAGTAATATTTTGATTATTTAGGTGCAAAGATACAAAGAAATAAAGTAATAATGTGCTAAAATCTGTAAAAAGTAAGTAATAGTTAGATAACAAAGGTTAAAAATAAAGTAATATGTTGATTTTTCTCTCAAAATATTTGGTGATTATACAAAAATTACTTACCTTTGCAATGTCTTTAAGAGATAAAGGCTTTAAAGTTTAACTATTAATTGCTGTTATGCAGCCGAGTCGGCACTCGTAAAACGGTTTGAGGATATGACAACTTCAATTAAGAACAAGATGAGAAAGGTAATGCAGTTGGCACATAGAGCCTATCAGTTGAAATCAAGTTCAATGTCTTGGGTTGAGTGTTTGAAACAGGCTTGGCAGGTTGTAAAGCTTGAGGCAGCGATGAAGACCAAGGTAGTAGAGTTCTTCTTTATGAAGATGAATGGTGAGGTAAGACAAGCCTTTGGTACTCTCCTTCAGAGCCACATTGACTACACTCCAAATGGTACAGGACATGCAGCATCAAGAGATTGCATCCGCTATTGGGATGAAGAAAAGGGTGCTTGGAGACAATTCAAGGCTTATAACTTCTTGCGAGTTGCATAAAGATATTTACACGTTTTAAGGTGTTTGGCGAGGCTTGGATAGGGGTGAGCCTATTTAATCACCCCTTTAGTTTAGGACTTTTAAAGTATTTGAGATATGGAGACAATCGCTAAGTGTTTGAAAGAAGTGTTCTACAAAGGGCATCATATTACTAAGGTGGAGGACATATTTGGTCAGGTATCCGTTCGCATTGATAATATTGCTGAACCGGACTATGCTAGCATAGCCGATGCAAAACGAGTAATCAATGGTAAAGCCCCTAAATGGTTTACGGATGGTTACATGTGGGACGAAGCCAGTAAGAAGGTCGTAAAAGACCCTAACGCTTTCCGATGGGAGGAGTAAGAAAATGGATGAGAATTTCTTGAATGTGCTCTATATCGAGCACACAGACAAAATAGGCGTTTTAAAGGACGATAAGGACGAAAGGGTATCTATTATCCTAGGTACGGATAAAACGCTTGTAGAACGTAAGAGAGAGGGTAAAACGTACCTTCTTGTACCTTTGACAAAGAACCACACCTTTGTCTGCAAGGGTAATAGTATTGATGTGGATGGTGAGCGGTTCGATTCGGACATCTTTTTCCGCAAGGACGCTTGTCAGTGGATTGAGATTAACAAAGAAATGCTATTCAAGGTAGCGTAATGAATAAGGAGGTTTAAGCTATGAAAGTATATGTAGTAATATCTTCATACCAACATGGATTGGGTGAAGCAGTTGAGGTTGATGCAGAAGTCTTCTCTACCATAGATAAGGCAAGAAAAGCGATAGGACACAAAGGGATGAACACTTTGGAGAATTACAAGCGAGTTTTGAATTGCGATGATTATCTATACAATATCTCAGGTTCTTTCTTCCATATCTCAGACAGCGAAGGAGAAACGTGGGATAATTTCGATATTGTAGAGCAAGAATTAAAGTAATATAGTTATGAAGATTAATGAAATCAAAAATATCTTAGATTATGCAAAGGAGTGTGGTCGTCTAGTAACAATTACACTTGTAAGTGGGCAAGTGTCTCATATAAACTTCAGTAAGAAAACAAAGACGTTTACTGCTACAGATGATGTAATCTTAGACGAAGAGGGACATCTTGTGATAAAATATGATACGGATGGAAGTAGAGATTACATTGATAGCGATTCCATCATTCGCATATTTATCAAAGAAGGTTTATAACAATTAATTAGATAAGAATATGGATGCAGGTCATGTGTATGTGATAATGGTCGAAGCCGAGAAAAAAGGTCTAAGAGGAACTGTCAACTTGGTAGGTGGAGCAAAGATAAGTTTCGACTTCAGTAGTGTTGGTGGTGAAACCTCTTTCAATTGCAATACAAAGAACAGAACACTTATGATTGGGAGTGGAAGTACTGTAGTATTTACACGTAAATATATTGATTGCAACTCTATCCAGTATATTGAAGTGCTTGAACGTACAAACTAATTATAGAAGAAAAGAACATGAATATACTAGACTATTATGAGGTTGTTACCTCAAAGATTTTCAAGTTGGAAAGCATGAACGAGGGGCTTGTATTAATAGCACCGGAGCAGGAGGTGGATGGAGACCGTTCCTTGATGGTGGGATTATATGTACCAGAGCATGAACGATACAAGATGTACACTTTCCGTTCATCTATGAACGAGGGCGAACTTGGCGACAAGTACAAGGCGATGGTCGGCACGATGGATGTGCTTAAACTGGATTGGGACAGAATTAGAAAGAAAAGACGGAAGAGGATCTAACCTCTTACCGCCTTTAGGATGCAAGCTATTTCAAGATTATTTTTAGAAAATATGAAAATAAATTAGAGTTTTCTTGCATTTTTCAAAGGTTTTTATTACCTTTGCGAATGTAAACAACAAAACAATGAGCTTATGAAAGTATTATCAATTCGCCAGCCGTATGCTTGGTTAATCGCTATCGGCTGCAAGACCATTGAAAACAGAACCTGGAATAGAAAGTTCCGTGGTCGTTTCCTTATTCATGCTAGCCAAGCCAAACCCGAAAAACTTGACGGATGGCAGGAGAGCGCAATGAAGAAATATTGCCAAGAGCATGGTATTGTTATTCCGGACTTCAAAGACTTGCCAACGTCAGCCATTATCGGCAGCGTAGAGTTGGATGATATTCAATTCCATGAGGCTTATCCGGATGCGTTTGCTGAAGATTTCCAATATCATTGGTTCTTAAAGAATGCTAAATTGTTCGATGAGCCGATTAGAAACGTCAAAGGCAAGCTATTCCTCTGGGATTATGAGTATAATGAAGCCGAAATGTAAAATAACAAAACTTTTGTAATAAAAATACAAGTCATTGGAAATTAACGCAAAAGTGTTTGTTCTCCTATGGGTTAGATAAGAAGTAAATGTAAATATATTGTAAAATATTGAAGTTATGAAGAAGAAATTGATAATTGCCATCATCGTAGCCATTCCCTTGTTGATGGTGTGCAGTGGATGTAATAATCCTAGAGATATTGGGGAAATGCTATCAGAACAAGGATATGAGTATGTTTCTACTATAAAAATTGACAGTGCTTTTGTTATAGAAGGGGAAAAGGAAAGCCGAACCTACATTAATTGTTGCGAGGCTGAAATGAAAGTGGATTCATTGATAAAGTCAGTTCCATCAAGTTTGACGTATGAACAAAAGAGAAAATTCGATAATAATATAATGCCAATAGCAGCCGCAGTATCTTCTCTTAAACAAGAGGCGGTAAATGAGGATATTGATATGGCGTATTCGTTAAATGAAAAAGAGTTGAAGTTTGTGCATTCTGGTTGGCTTGCTTATGTAAAATTAAAAGTATGTGGAAAGGTTGATGAATATATAGCGTGCCTTAACAAAAGCCGCTCTGAAATCATTTATGTTGAGCCAAAGAAAAAAATAGATTATGACTACATATTACGGTATGGGTATTTTGATACGTATAATCCTTACATGAAATACTAAGGTCTTTATAATAATGTGTAATTTAAAATAAATGTATCTTATACTAAAATAACGTTAACAAATAAAAGAAAAGCATTAAATGTCTTGCAAGTTTCAAATAAAATGCTTACCTTTGCAAACGAAATCAGAAATGGTTTAGCCGTGAAGTCGTGAGCATGGTTACTGGGACAAGAAGAAATTTAGAAGTCTTCGGACTTTTCTATACTTTTAGCCTCGTTCGCTACTCACGACAATAAGCGGACGGGGCTTTTGTTTTGTCCCAAAGGTAAGAGGCATACCTGTAAAACTGCCGTGTTTAATTAATAATTATGTAGAGTAATGAAGACGATTTCATTGAAATTGGTAGGCACTAAGCCTTTGATGGTTCACAATCCAAGAGTAGTTGACCCATTTGACAAGTACAAGAAACTTTTGCAGCCATTGACTAGCAAGCGAACAAAGACAGATGATGATTTGTTGGAGATTTGCCGATTGCAATTCCTTGCATCCTTGTACTATCGCAATGGCGAGTATGTGTTACCACAATCGCATGTAGAGGGTAGTTTTCAAGCTGCTGCCAAAGAACGTAAGCTTGGTAAGAAGTTTGAGCGTTCCTTCGGTCTTTATGGTGATGGTGTATTGCAATTCAAGGACAACGACAAGACACCGGAAGAACTTTTTGAAGTTGGTCGCACAAAGGAGGGTTATTTTGACCCATCAATATCTTATGTTGACACAAGAGCGTGCGGTATCAAAGGTTCAATTAAAGTCCCTGCAACAAGAGCGATATTCCCAGAGTGGTCAACGGAAGTTACTTGTTGGTTCGATGAGACGCAGCTGAACGAGGAGGAAGTATTACAAGTGGCTGAGATTGCAGGTCTTCGCTATCATGTCGGTACTTACAGAAAGCTTTATGGAGCGTTTAAAGTAGAAAAGAAATAATTCTTACAATTATAAAGGTGTGGTTGGGTGGAGTGATGTTAGGTTCAGTCCGGTATGGTGATGTGAGGTCTGGTAAGGTGGGGTAGGTAGAGACGAACACAATGATGGTCGTAGGCGAGGTTCGACTCCTCGCCATTGTGCAATCAAAAAACCAATGCAGTCATGTACGGCGAGGTGGAGTATGGTATGGTACGGTCAGGTCATGTATGGTCGGGTTCTGTCAGGTTTGGTGAGGTATGGTAAGGTTTAGTAGAGAAGAACTCCTTACATGGTGGTTATCTAAGGTTCGATTCCTTAGTGGGGAGCAACTTAAAAAGAATGAAAATATGAAAGAAGATACGAAAAATGGTTTTGATGATTTAGAAGAAGAAATTCTTTCTACATTTAAAGATGGTCAATTGATTTCGCATGAATGGATGAAGTCAAAGTTTGGCATTACTCCTTTATGTTGGGATGATTACAAGGATGTCCAGAAGCTATTCCAAGCCAAGGATAAACAGCAGTTTGATTATATGACCTTGGTAGATAAATTGCGTTGGGATATATTGAAGCGAAAGAAATGCTATCTTAAAAATGTCTTTGGTGCCGGCTATGTGATTGTTCCGAAGGAAGAACAGGCTGAATATGGATTCACTCAAACAATGAAGGAAATCAAAGAGTCCTTGCGTAAAGGTGCTTTGATAATTGGAAACGTGAGACCTTTGCCAATGTTTGCCGTATCATCCTATAATGATATTAAAAGCCGTTTCAGCACAATAAAAAGCGTGTTGTCTGCGTTAAAGCTATAGAGCCGCAACCTTTTAAGCGTGTGGCTTCAATTGTTATATAGAACTCAGAGTCTTCTGCATGTGAATGTAGAAGACTTTTTGTTAATTGAGGTTAATATAACAAAAAAGTTATCCTTTTATTTGCATATATAACAAAAAAGTTATATCTTTGCATTGTCTTAAGGACAAAAGAGGTCTTTTACTTATTTATTAATTTCTTCTATATATGATGAAGACTAGTCAATTATTGAGAAAGCTGACCCAAGCAGGTTGCTATGTGGTTCGGCATGGTGGTAATCACGACATTTGGTTTAGTCCAACAACAAAACTTAAATGTCCAGTGCCACGGCACGGCAGTCGTGAAGTTTCTCGAAAGACTTACGACAGTATTCTTGAAAGATTGCTTGGGCTTTAAGCCCTGCAATTTTTTCGCTTATATAGCAAGACGTTGATATGGGTTTAAGACCTCTTTTTAAAGTTTAGAATCGGAATTATGGCAACAAAGGTAATTATACAAGTAGAAAAGTGTAAAGAAGAAAAGAATTTTTCTTGCTATATGGTGGATAAATTTCCAGACTTCCATCTAGCCGGATTTGGCAACTCTGCAAAACAAGCGATGGATGATATTTTTGTAGCAAAGGAAGAGATTAAAGAGCTTCTTGAAGAAGAGGGAAAACAAATGCCTGAATTGGTGTTTGAGTTCCGGTATGATATAGGTTCTTTCTTCGATTATTTTTCGTATCTGAATATAAATGGTGTCGCAAAGAAAGCTGGCATTAATGCTTCTCTGATGCGTCAGTATGCAATGGGAATCCATGAGCCTAGCAAAAAACGTAAGCAGCAAATTCTTGATTGCTTACATGGAATTTCAAAAGAATTACAGGCTGTCGTGATTTGACGGTCTTTATATATAGAAGAAAAATAAGTAAACAACCGAGCCTTCTGCATGTGAATGTGGAAGGCTTTTTTGTGTCTAGACCTTATTCTTTGCACTTAAATCTTTTGTGAAATCACACCTTTTAATTCATTCGTTATTCCTTTGATTATTAGCTAATTTTGCCAATAAAACATAAAATATGGCAGAATTAGAATTTAACCTCCGAGCGAATTTCTCCCAAATCAAGGAAGCCAAGGAAGAACTTGAAAGATTGCGTGGTGAGTTGTTGAAGACTTCGAGAGCGACAGATAAATCTGTGGTTCAAGACCTCACGGATAAATATGCGGAACAAAAGCGTAAAGTAACCGAATTAAGCGAAGCAATGGGTCGTTATTCTTTGGTAATGAGCAGCGATTATGCAAAGAAAATGCAATCTTTGACACGGGAAGTATATGCTTTTGAATTGCAAGCCGACACGACCAGGCGAAAGATAGAGAAGCTTTCCAATGAGATAGCGAAGATGGAAAGCAAAATGCGCAGAGGTGGCCTTGATGTAGGAACAAGCGCAATTCTTTCTGATAATATATCATCCGGCTATGCCTCGTTAAAAGACGAAAAGGCAAGATTGGAGAATCTTACGGGATTAAGCAAGCAAGCGAGACAAGAGTTACAGAATATGCAAACGGAATATGCTAAGTATTCGGGTTCCGTATCTCCTGCTAAGGATATGACCAATCAAATGACGAATGCTTTTGCCCAAATGATTGCGGAAATGAAGCAAGCCCCTACTGTCGGTGAAGGTATTTCCTCATTGTTTGGTCGTTTGAATGGTGACGCAAGGCAACTAGCTATGAGTTTAGTTGGTGGTCTCGGCTTTGAACAATTGGCTGAGCACATCTTTAACGTCCGCTCTCAATTCCAGCAATTAGAAATTTCTTTTACAACAATGTTGGGTAGTGAGCAAAAGGCAGGTGCGCTTATGGATGAACTTATCCAAACTGCTGCTCGCACACCTTTCAACATGACAGACGTTACAGAAGGCGCAAAACAACTTTTAGCATATGGAATTCAAGCCAATGAAGTAAATGACACCTTGGTACATTTGGGTGATATAGCTTCTGGCCTTAATATTCCTTTGTCGCAGCTTGTTTATTTGTACGGCACGACCGTTTCGCAAGGAAGAATGTTTACAATGGATTTGCGTCAGTTTATGGGTAAAGGTATCCCCTTAGCAGAAGAATTGGGTAAAATATTACACCAAAACACAACTGAGGTTCAAGAGTCTGTTTCTAAGGGAAAAGTCACATCAGACATCTTCAAGGAGGCTATCGCTAATATGACGCAAGCTGGCGGTCGTTTCGGAGGCTTGATGGAGCAGCAAGCCGAAACCCTTCAAGGTCGTTGGTCGAACATAGAAGATACGATAGACCAAGCAATCAACTCTATAGGACAAAAGACACAAGGAATCTTTGGAACAGGTCTTGACTTAATATCTTCTCTGATAGAGAATTGGGAAACTTTGGTTAAAGTTATTGGTTCAGCGGCTGTTATGGTCGGAACTTACAAAGCTGGCTTAATGGCAGCGGCAAGCATTCAGAAGGTTCAGAATGCTATGACAATGGCATCAATCACAGAGGAACTTGATTCTAAGTTAGGAGAGGCAAGAGACCAAGAAAACAACTTCCGTTCCTTAAATGGTAAAGACACCAAGCAGTATCGGGCAAATAGGTACAAGGCTTTAGGTGATGCTATAGCCGATACGTCAAACATCGGTGATGATAAGACTGAGGAAATCGTCTCAAAGCAAATTGAGATGGCGAGAAACGAGGGTCTTATCACCGAGCAGATGGCTCAACAACTCCAAACAAAGCGAGATTTATTGGTTGCCCAGCAAAAGGCTGCTGATAATGAACGCATGGAGTATGAGAACGCAAAGCGGACAAAAGAAATAGAAGAGGAAGCTGCACGACAGAAGAGAGCCGATGCGGAAATGGCTGCTGAAATTAACGCAAAGGCTGCAAAGAAAGCCGCTATAGACGAGGCTAACAATACTCCTTTGGGTAAGGCTATTCTTAACACCAATGCTATAGAGGAAAAGAAAAAACAGGCAGAAGCAAGCATCGAATTAGCCAAAGAAGAGGCGAGGGAACAACATGGAATTGTTGAGGAAATCGGTGCTCAAATCAAGAAGCAAGAAGAACTTGTAGCCGCAAAAAAGGAGCAGGTAAAGTCTTCATACCAAAACGTGACTGATTTGGGCGGTTATGATGATAGCTTTGGTGATGATTTGAAATTACGAGACCAAGCAGTAAATCAATATGTAGCTGAGCAGCAAAAGTTGAACGACCTCAAGCAGAAGAGTTATGAGGCTTCCCAAAAGGCATATATCGCAGACCAAAAAGTATTGGGTATGCAAGAAGACCTTAAAGGTGTAACCCAAGAGCTTAATCAAGCTATAGAGGAGGAAAACCGAATCTATGGAGAAACTGGAGCTAGTGCGGACGAGATAAACAAGCTGGTGAATGAGGGTGTTGCGGCAAAAGAGGGCGATACGGCTGCGGTTAATGCAAATACTGCTGCTAAACAAGGGAACACGTCAACAGAAAATGCCAACTCAACGGCACGAAACGCTAATACCGGAGCTACCACAAGACAATCTGCATCAAATGTGGCAAACACAACCACAGAGAATGTTAATTCTGTGGCTACCGGAGCGAATACGGCTTCTCAAAACGTGAATACAAGTGCGAAGCAACGCAATTCCTTTGTTACTGGTATGATGTCAGTTGGTACAAAGGCAGCAACCTTGGCTCAATCGGCTTTTTCTTGGGCAACTAATGCTTTGACAACAAGCTTGCGTAGTCTTTGGGCTGCAATGCTTGCAAATCCATTGACAACTGTCATTACTTTAGTGAGCACAGCTATTTCTGTATTCTCTATGTTTGGTGACGAAACAGAAGATGTTGCGACAAAGGCAACAAATTTAGGTAATAAAGCATCCGAGGCAAGTGCAAAGGTTCGTGCATTGTTTGCTATCTTAGGGGATGGAAAGGATGCGGAAAGTCATAAAGACACGATAGATGCATTGAAAAACGCATACGAAGAGTTTGGCGTAAAGCTCGATGAAACAATTATGAAGTCCGAAAACGAAGCTTCAAAGGTACAAGAGCTTATAAAGCATAAGGAAGATCTGATAGGTGTCATTGAGGAACAAACGGTGGCAATGGAACATCAAAATGCTATACAGCAGATTTATGATACATACAAGAACGATAAGGATAAAGCTAAAACGAATTTCATAAATGACACGGATAGTGTTCTTACCAAGGAACAAGCAGGGATGGCGACTATGGTGGTAAGCCAAGAAGATTTGGATAAAATGGCGAAGCTGCAAGGTGAAATTGATGGATTGGATAAAAGGACTAACAAGTACAAAGAAACAGTAGAAAAGCTACGAGGGGTATCTGGAAATGTATACAAGGATATTGAAGCGTACTATCTCAATCTGAAGCTGACAAAAGAACAAATAGCAGAAATAACCGCTGAGACATATAGCTATATTGCAGCAAGCACACGTGCCAATGTAAATAAGCAAAAGTCTCTTGATGCGGAGGATAAGGCAAGAGCGGCAGTAGAGAAAACCAGGGATGCTATCAATAAGCTTTCAGGTAGTACAATGGAAAATGCCGAACGTAACAGGTTGGCGAAAAAGTCATTTAAGGAAATGGCTGTTGAAATGGATGAAATCCGAAAGATTTGCGAGAGAACTTATCATATGAAAATCAAGGTGGATTATGATGATAAATCATTGCCAGCTTGGATTAAGAATATGTCTCAGAGTCAAAGAGTAGAAAGTGCAAGAGCAAGATTGTCATGGTTGAAAACTCATAAGCCGGGAGATACAACAAAGAAGTTTGGTGGAATTAATAAGGATTATTGGACTATTTATAATGAAAACCGAGGGCTTCAATACAAGGGGGAAAAGGTAGAGAGTACACCAACCGAGACCGAGGCTCAGAGAAAGAAACGCCTTGCTGCTGAAGCTAAGAAAAAACGTGAAGCGGAACGTGCGGCTACTAAGGCAGAGCGTGAAGCAAATCAAAAGGAAACGATGGCTGGCAACAAGCGCAAGGCAGAGGAGGACTACTCCAAGACTATTTCATCCTATTCGGAGAAAGCCAGCGATGAGTTGTCAAAGCGAAGAACGGAATTGATTAAAAATGAGACCGAAAAGGAGATTGCTCAAATTAATATGTCTTCAGACAAGGAGAAAAAGGCTATAGAGGATTCGATTGACAAACTCGTTGAGGCTAAGAAGAAGAAAGACCAGACCGTTTGGGTAAATTCGGGAAAAGGTCGTAAAGCCAACATGTGGAAACAGGGCAAGTCCGATGCGGAATACCGCAAAGAGGTATTGGGCACACAAATGGTTGACGACAAGGGTAATCATCTTGGGAAGACCATTGGACAGAACTCTGAAGACCAAATTGCCTTGATTGAGAAACAGAGACAATTAAAGCTGAAGGAAATCCAGCAAGCGGAGATAAAGGACATGTTGGATTTCATGAAGCAGTATGGTAGTTTGGAACAGCAGCGTTATGCTATCTTGAAAGAATATGCCGACAAGATAGACCTTGCAAGAGAAAAGGGAGATACTTTTGGTGCAGCGAACGCTGAAATGGAGATGAACGACCAGTTGAAGAAGTTGAATTTTTCGGATTTCAAGGATTCTATCAATTGGGATATTGTCTTTCAGGATATGAACCGATTGAGTATTCCTTATCTTGAAGACCTTCGCAAGAAGATGAAGGAGTTGCTTGGTTCGGGTACGTTGGAAATTGATGACATGAAAACCGTATCTGACCAAATCTACAAGATTGATGATGCGATTTCCGAGCAGAAGGATAGATGGGGATTGGTTAATGATGCAGTCCGTGAACACCGTAGGCTTATTGATGAGGCGAAGGATGCGCAAGACCGATTGGCACAAGCTAGAAAGGGGGAGTTTGATGCCAAGGCTGATAATATGAGCCAAAGGAGAAAAATCCAAGGAGTGTTTGCTGAAAGTGGGGTTAACATAGATACCAGTAATATCACTTCTGTCAATAAGGACAAACTTATGGGTTCTACCAAGAATCTCAGTGTAAGCCAAACGGAGAAGTTACGTAAGCTTTTTGATGATTTGGCGGTTTCAGAGGTTAAGGTCGGAAAGGCTACAAAGGAAGTCGGAAAGGCACAGGAAGAAGCCAAGGTAAAGCAGGATGCTGCAAAGAAGAGCTTGCATGATACTATAGAGGAATGGGCTGAGGGCTTGAGGAAAATCCAAGAGAAGCTGAAAGACCTTCCTGGGTTAGTCGATGCGTTAGGTCTCGGAAACACAGGCTTTGGTAAAGCCGTGAATAACGGAATGGATGCATTGAACAGTGGAACACAAGCCTTTTCTGATTTTGCAAGCGGAAACTACATAGGTGCGGCTATGAATGGAATAAAAACCATTGGCTCGTTGGGCAAGATGTTCGGTATAGGCGGAGGTAATGGTGCAGAAGTTGCGAAGAAAACTGAAGAGCTGACCGAGAGCAATGACAGATTGATGTATTCCATTGATAAGTTAAAAGAGTCTATTGACAAATCTTCCGGTTATACAGCCGTCAGCAACTATAATGCTGCTTACGATGCTCAAAAACAGGTTAACACCCAAACGATGGATATTCTCAAAACACAGATGGGGTATCATGGGGCACACCATTCAAATGCTTATTATTGGAATCTTTCTGCACAAGATTATGCGGCAATCAATAAGACTTTGGCTGAGCAAAGTAAGATAAGGGGTGGTTATACTAATTCTTCGATAAACAAGGTTAATTCCTTGGAGGATATATACAAGCTCACTCCAGAGCAGATGGCTGACATTCGTACACATAATGCGGATGTATGGAAGAATATGACCGACCAAGGCAAGTATGATAAGACGGAATATTGGGAGCAATATACAGAACTGGCGGGAAAACTAGAGGAGTTGACGGAGCAAATCAATGAGAATTTGACTCAAACAACCTTTGATTCGATGAAGAGTGACTTCATAAACAATCTTATGGATATGAGCAAGTCTGCAAAGGATTTCTCTAATGACTTCACTACAATGCTCAACCAGTCGATGCTTAACTTCGCTTTGGGAGACCTTATGAATAAAAAGCTTAAGCCTCTTTATGAGAGCTGGGCAAACAAGATGAAGGAGAATGGAGGAAGGCAGCTCACGCCAACCGAATTGAATAATCTTAAAGAAGAGTATGATAAGATAGTTCAAGAGGGTTTGGCTATTCGTGATAATATTGCTGATATTACGGGTTACAAGCAATCTTACGAGCAGTCCGCTTCTTCCGGTTCTTTTGAATCAATGAGCCAAGATACAGGAGAAGAGTTGAATGGTCGTTTCACAGCGGTGGAGGTCGCTACGGAGGGAACGTATGAGGAAACAAAGCTCATAAATACCAAGTTGGATGCTATTGCGGCTCGTGATGGTGGCACAGAAGGTAGCTTGTTGACGATTAGCGTGAATACTATTATGGGTAATGTAGAAAATATTTGGTTAGCCGTTGATGAGGGAAGAACCATTCTTGCCCAAAGCTTGATGTACTTGCAGTCGATTGATGAGCGACAAGAGCGTTGGCATAAGCCTATGTTGCAAGCATTCAATGATATACACGAATTGAAAGACAAGATGAGTAGATTGTAAAAGCTATAAAGGGTGTCATATTACGTGATGCCCTTTATATTCTTAAATAAATATAAAAGTTTAATACGAATATTTGATTATTAAACCAAATGTTGTATATTTGCAAGCGTAATTAAACTTTTATATTATGAACAGAATAAAGGAAATTTTACAAGAGATAGGAATGTCTCAAAAAACGTTGGCTGAAAAGATAGGCATGACGGAGGTCGGTGTTAGCAAGATTGTTAATGGCACTTCAACAAAGGAGACCATGAAGAAGATAGCCAATATCCTAGGTGTTAAGGTCGAAGACCTGTACTATAAAGATAATATGGTTAAATATCGTGGAGAACTTGACTTGAATGGCACCAAGATACCTTGTTATATTTTGGGCAACGGAACTAGGGTAATATCTGGTCGTGGTATGCAAGAAGCATTAAAGATGGTAGATACGGAAGATGGTAAGCAAACTGCCGGGACCAGATTAGTGAGATATTTAAATCAAAAATCTCTTAACCCTTTTATTTCCAAATACATAGAACTGGACCACTTGTCACCTTTGGTGTGTAACGATAATGGAAAGGTTCTTCATGGTTATAAGGCAACCGCTTTGGCGGACATCTGTGATGCTTTTTTGGAGGCACGTAAGAACATTCCGTTATCACCTAGACAAGAGATTATAGCCGAGCAATGCGAAATCCTCATGCGTGCATTCGCTAGGGTTGGTATCATCGCATTGGTAGATGAGGCAACAGGCTTTGATAAGGAAAAGAGCGAGGTTAAGGACAAGCTGCAAACGTTCTTTAATCAATTCCTATTAGAGGAGGCTGCGAAGTGGGTTAAGGTGTTCCCCGACCAATTCTTTATGGACATATACAAGATGAGGGGCTGGACGTGGCATGAGTCGAGGAATATGCCTGGTGTTATGGGCAATTGGATAAGAGATATTGTCTATGAGCGCATAGCGCCAATTATGGAGGAACTTGACAAGAGAAATCCAAAGAATGAGCATGGAAACCGTACAAAGAGATTTCATCAGTTCATTAACCAAGAAAAGGGAATACCAAAACTGAAGGAGTATCTCTCTTCCATTCATGCTTTGGTTGTGGTGTCAGATTATGATTGGGCAAAGTTTATGGATAATCTGAACAAAGTATATCCTAGAACCGACATTGAGTTGTTCTTGGCTTTCGATGCGTAAAACAAAGAAGAGGAACGTATGATGCGCTCCTCTTTCTTTTTATAGTTTCTTTTCTTCCAGTAATTCGTCAACTCTCGCTTGAAATGCAAGTTCTGTCTCTGAAAGGCTGTAGCCAGAGTAGGAATAGCTTGTCCCGATGATGTGGCCATCAAACCTTCCAGTATTGTCATCCTTTGTGAAAGTGCCTTTGTAGCCCTTGTATTGGAATACTATTTCCTTGTTGTCCTCTTGCTCATCCTTGTCGTAAGACTTAGCTATCTTAATCAGGTAACAGAAGCCGAACATGAATAGGCAAGAGATAAAGGAAGAGATTGAGAATCCAACCATTGCCCATCCTATCGCCTTCGTCTCCTGCTCTCCAAAGAAGCCCATCATCAAGCCGATGGCAAACAATAATATAGTTAACCATAGTGCTACTGTACTAATTAACGAGAGAACACGGAATACCGCTGTACCTCTCAAATTGAAAAAATCATTCATAGCCGTAAAAGTTTTAATTATTAATACTTGCAAGGAATGTTCCTTACGTTACTTAACACTTTCCAACTTGTCCAGCACGTCCCTAGCCTCAGCAATGGACGATGCGGAATACAACTCACCACCTTGTTTTATTAGGGCAATGAAATCTGAACTATCAGCTTCGGAAACTAATTCTGCAAGCGTTACACCTATAATGCTTGCTATCTCCTGAAGACTAGCGACAGTTGGATTCCCATCAATAGTTTGTATCAAGGATGGCAAAGATACTCCCTTACCACCTTTTTTATTAGTCAGCCTATCCGCTACATACGTTAGCGTAAAGCCTTTTCGTTTAATTATGCCTCGTATATCCATACCTTATTATATATTAAGTTCTAACTTTATTTATTGATGTTGCAAAGATACACATATTTTCGCAAACAGCCAAACTTATTATGAAAAACTAAGTTTTTAACCTAACAATGCAAACATATCTTAATGTGTATATTAAATCAGCAAATAAAGGTTAAAGTTATGATAAAACTTAATAAAATATTTGATAGTTAGGATAAAACTTAGTATCTTTGCATCGTGATTAAGAAACAAAGGTCACAATAACATTATTAATTTAGCTGAGGTTGCACCTCCGAGTCGGCACTCGTAAAACGGTATAGCAATATGACTACTTCAATGATAAGAAGAAACTTGATTCAGAAGTTCGTTATGATAGAGTTCGTAAGCAACAGGATAAACACCCAAAAGGACGTTGATAGAATGTTGAATATGATAACAATAAAGCTCAATATGAACAACGATGAGGCTAAGAGCTTCTTGCGTGAGAGCATCGGACTTGCAAAGTAAGTAATTTAAGTTTAACGTTTAAAATTGAAAGATTATGGCTACTACATTTAAGAATATGATGAGAGAAGTGATGAATATGGCACACAGAGCCTTTCAGCTTAAAGGTGCTTATATGAGTTGGGCAGAATGCTTGAAGCAAGCTTGGCAGGTTATCAAACTGAAGGCTCGCATGAAGAAGCAGGTCGTTGAGTTCTACTTTCAGAAAATGAATGGTGAGATTCGTCAGGCTTTCGGCACTTTGATGGAGAGTCATATTGACTACACTCCAAACGGCAAGGGTTACGCTTGCAAGGACTGCACAAAGTATTGGGATGAAGTCAAGGGCGAGTGGAGACAATTCAAGAACTACAACTTGATTCGAGTTGCTTAACAAGGTTATTAAGGATTTAAAAAGAAACTAGATATGAGCGCAAAGATTATCGTGATGCAAGGCAACATGGTTGCAACCATCGAAGAGACGAACAAGGACGCATTTATCAAGCGTGGTGAGTATAAAGAGACCGATCTAGACAGACATAAACGTGAGGTCGATTTCTTGATTACAAGCATCGCTAACCGCTACGAAGTGACATTCAATCACAAGGTAGAGCTGAAGGAAAGCCGGAGCATCAAGAAAAGCGAGTATTTCGATAACGTTTACTACGTTACCGAGAACGCATTGAACAAGCTGAAAAAGCAATACTCATACGAGTGTGACTTGTAATAGATTTCGTGAGGCACACGCTAAACTGCACCGGACTTTGAACATTAAACATTTAAGAGATATGGATAAGAATTTGATGGATGCTCTTTACGTTGAGCATGATGGCAAGATTGGCGTTTTAAGCTCAGATGAGTACAAGGTGGTATCACAGGTTATCGGCACGGATTTGACGCTTGTGTACGACAAGAAAGAGGGTAATACGTACCTTTTGATACCACTAACCCGAAAACATAAGTTCGAATGCAATTGTAGTCACATTATCGTGGATGGCAAGCGGTTCGATTCTGACATCTTTTTCCGCAAGGATGCTTGCCAATGGATTCAGATGCAATCAAAAGAAATGCTATTAATGGTAGCGTAACATAAAATAAGGTGAGGCACACTTGAACAACTGCACATTATCTTTGAGGTTTAACAATTAATTCCGTGAGCAATGGAAAGAAGAAGTAATGTGCAGCAACGTGCAATAAGAGTTGGTCGTGCTGACGAGGGCAGAAGTCCTCCAAAGTAAAACAAACGTTAATGTTTTAAACAAAACACTAAAGCGTTTGCAAGTTAAAGAAAATAGCATTAACTTTGCAGCCGAAAGTAATAATGGTTGTGAAGTAACGGACACGACTGACGAATAAAGAAGACATATTAAACAAATGGTTATAAGCTCCAAGCGTGGAGTAATATTTCGTCAAGCCCATTCCGTTACATTTGTGGGTAGGCGAAACAAGCCCTGTCCATCCTCTCTCACAACATGGTGGACGGGGCTTTCCTATTTGCAAGAAACCATACTTATAATATTTAAATTGTTTAATATGAAAGATTTTTTAGAAAAGAATTTGAATGATGCACCCATGCTGGGAGCATTTGTAAATCTGAGCGAGGAAATCAAGGTTGAAGGCTTTGAACTCATCAAGGTAGAAGAACGTGATGGTAAGCAAGCTGTGAACGGAAGAGGCTTACATCAGTTCCTAGGTATAGGGAAGGATTTCTCTTCTTGGATTAAGAAGCAGATTGAACGCTGTGATTTGGTTGAAAACCAAGACTTTGAGGTTTTCACCCAAAAGGGGGAAAACCTATTTGGAGGCAGACCAACATCTGAGTATGCTTTATCCGTTGATGCCGCAAAAGAGATTTCAATGATGTCTCAATGTGAGAAAGGCAAGCAAGCTAGACGCTACTTTATAGAAATGGAGAAGCGAGCAAGAATGCAGAGTGTTCCATCTTTGCCCGATTTCACCAATCCGGCTATAGCAGCAAGAGCTTGGGCTGACCAGTTCGAGAAGAACCAAGTGCTGACCTTGGAGAACAAGCAACAGAAAGAGGAACTTGCCAAGGCATCGCAGGAGATTGTCGGACTAAGCGCACAGATTACAACGATGAAGCCTAAGACTACTTACTTCGATGTGATGATGAAGAACAAGAGCACAAGCGTGATTACATCAATGGCGCAGGATTACGGAATGAGTCCGCAAGCATTCAACAAATTGTTGCATGAGCATGGTATCCAGCACAAGGTTTCTGACCAATGGGTCTTATACCGCCAATATTTGGATAAGGGATATGTGAATAGCGAACCTGTGACCATTACGCACAACGATGGAAAACAAACCATCAAATACAACACGAAGTGGACTCAGAAAGGACGTTTCTTTCTCTATGAGTTCCTAAAGGAGAAAGGTATCTTACCTTTGATTGAACGAAATAATAATGGTGAGACACACTAGGACAACTGTAGTAATATTGATATATAATCGAGTATGAGGGGAATGCGCGATGCACTCTCCTCTTTTTTTTATGGAGAAAGTTTTTGTTTTTCACAATATAGATAAGTGTTGTTAAACTGAGTGCTAATTTTTGGTAGAGTGGAATATAATAGCTATCTTTGTGGTCGAATTTTAAAACTTATAAGGACATGAAGATATTAGAACCGAGATATGAAATCCTATCCCAAGGTGAGGGCATGGATGGAGTTTATAAGCAGATAGAGTTGTGCGGTCGCACTTGCTATGCGTCAAGTATGAAGATTGATAAAGACAGCGCAAAGCCTTTCGTTGAGCGTATGGTAAGCAGCAATCATCTTGCCATGTGTGAGCATGGAACGATTTATCTCCATGTAGCCTATGAAGAAGGATTTTTTGTACCGGAGTCTTTGTTGGTCAAGCACTATCGTGAGAACAAATATTCAAAGGTGATGCAGATTGGCAGCGACTACTATATCACAACCAACTACAGAGTGATAGTTGAAAATAACTGGTTTGAGGATTTGGACTATATTTGCGAGCCTACGGAATGGCATGAGAAGCGAATAACAGTCCGATTTACTACACAGATTGCAGTAAGTAGAGAGGCTAACAGACATCGTGTAGATTCCGTAGCGGAACAAAGCACCCGATATTGCAACTATAGTAAAGATAAGTTCGGAGGAGAGATTGCTATCAACAAGCCAAAGTGGGTTAGCGAAGATGATGCGGTTAATCCATCGTCTTTTGATGGTGGAACATTTGTTGGCCTATCAAAGAACATCGGTAGTTATGAGCATTGGAGTCCGGTAGAAAAATGGTGGTTTGCAAATAGAGTATGCGAAATGATGTATTTGTCTTTGGTCAAGGATGATGGTCTTAAGCCACAGGATGCGAGAACGATACTTCCTCTTGATACCAACACGGAGTTGATTCATACAGCATTCGTGAGTGATTGGCTTCATTTCTTCGATTTGCGATCAAAAGGAACTACCGGAAAGCCTCATCCAGATATTGAGGTCTTGGCAACCCCATTGATGAATGAGTTCAAGGAACGAGGTTTGATTTAATCGCTTATGAAGAAGAAAGCCAAGCAAATAGCCAATGTGATGAGCAATGACTCTTTGGAGGTTGTTGCTCAGATGATTGTTGATGAGGCTAAAGGTGTGCGCTATGAAGTGTATGCTGATGGCTCTAGTAAGAACAACAAGTGTGGTTGTGGTTGGCTTGTGCTTCATAAGGGAGCGATTATCAATAGTGGGAAATATACATTTATCACAGCCAAAGTGAACGATTCGGTGAGAGCCGAAATAAGGGCGGTCATTCAAGCATTGGGTGATTGCCCTCCTTTTTGTTCTGTTGATGTATATGTGGATTGCCAAGTGGCTATAGAGAGAATACAGGCTTGCAAGTTAGGAGACTTACAGCCTATATATAATAAGGTAGCGAAAGGCCAGGTGATAAGATACCATTGGGTTAAGGCTCATAGAGGTAATATGTATAATGAAATGGTGGATTCTTTGGCTTTTTCAGCTACAGAAAGTTAATTTTGCGCCTACATATATAATAAGCGTTAAAATACAAAAGAAATACATTAAACAATTTGCATATTTCGATAATTCTTTGTATCTTTGCATTGTAATTAAGAAACAAGGTTACTAATTAAAAAGGTGAGACACACCGTAAAAACTGTGATTCGTTATGAATACTAGATTGAGTAAGAAAGAGACAATGGTTTATGGCAACATCGAAGTGATGGCTGATGTAATTGGTGGTAACAAGTACTTTACATTTGCTGAGTTGTATGATTTCGATTTGGATAATACCAAGGATGAGTTGAAAGAAATTTTAAACTCTTTGACTGAGAAAGGTTACTTGAAGAGTTTTAATGATTTCGATAAAACTTATCGAGTTTTGAAGTAAGAACAACAAAGGGGATATGAAATCCCCTTACAATATAAATTTAGAGCGTGAGACACACGTAAAACTGTATTGAAACAATGAAAAAGGTATTCACAATTGAGAATGCGTTAGCGTTTTTATTTGCTCTTGAAATAGTATCATTAATATTTTTTCTAGGATAGGGCTTATGCAGATTAAGTTTGGTAAGATAAAGTTTACTGCGGCTAAGTCCGAAAAAGGATGCCGCTTTGATGCTTGCTACAAAGGTGAGCATGTGGCTTTTGAGAGTGAAGATATGTCTTTGTATGATGATGTTTTTTCTGATAATAACAGAAGAGCAAAGGCTGCAAAGAGAGTGATTTACGAGAATATTAAGCACAAGTATTATGAGACCCATAGAGATTAGTAATTTCAACGCTGCCGATGAATTTGTCGTTGAGGCTATGATGCATGATGGCAAATTCAAGGTAATTGGCAAGGTTATTACGAACAATAATCTTCTGAATGATGATGATTTGGAAGCCATTTGGGATTATACCAACTGGGAGACGAACGGCTATGAAATGATGGTTGTCTCTAATGGAGTGTACAAAGGCTTAAATGCATTTAGTGATGGTCGAATGTTCTATGTAATTACGGATGATGAGGTCGGAGTGGTTAACGACAACATTATGGTACGTAAGCATTACGATGTCAACAATGGCTATTATATAAAGTCATCAAGGTTACACAAGGAGCAATCCAAGGACTTATGGTGCTTTGGTAGCCGTGAGACCATAACTAGAGAATATAAGTCAAACCCTTTTATATGTGGTAAGTGATGGCAAAAAAGATTAATCATATAAAGCCTACCTTCCTTGAAGGCGGTGAAGTCTGGCATGATATTGACAAGTTCCCGATGCTAGACCATACCATTCTAGTTGAGTTGCAGGTAAGAGGCTCTGACGGATTGATTTACCGGACGCAAGATGTATGCGTTGAGCGTGCAGATAGATTCGTACCTACGATGTCTTTTGTTCCGAAGCGTTGGGCGTATGCGATAGACTTAGCTCAATGCAAGAAAGTGGAAGGATAAAATAAAATACAAATTAAGAATAAGCATATGGAAGAATCGAGAGGTGTTTACACATTACCAGTCTTGTATAATGAGCAAACTGGTACAAACGAAGGTGTATGTGTAAGAAAAGAACTTGGAGTAGTTGTTGCAATCGACAATGAAGATGAGTTTAAAGGTGTTTTTTCAAAGGATGGTGAGGTTGATGTATTCAAGCAGTTACTATCACAAGAAGTGTATCGTTACTATACAGAACACAATGCATTCCCTACAGAGCCTTTGATTTCTTACAAGATGGATGGCGACATCATCTTTGATTACGTTGAAGTAACTATTGGAAAGATGTATGGCGGTTATGTTTATGTTGTTCATTACAACTTTGCAAGCACCGCATCATGATAAACAAGATTGATTATGACATTAATAATAGATAGAATTAAGATTGCGGCTCAGATTAATGTGTTGGAGGATATTGCTGTTGACTATAAGGGTAAGACAATAGATAACATCATCCAACAGCTAGAAGCGAGGTTGAGCGCATTGAAGTAAATTTAACTTCAGAGTTAAAAGCCTATGAGTGGTGGACGTTTTGATTATGCTCAGTATAGGATTGCTGACATATATACAAAGATAGAAGATTATATTGATGGTCATCCATTGGATGAGGAAGATGAAAGATGTTTTCTCGAAGACCGATGGTTAGAGGAGGATGAAGACAAGTATGTTAGAAAGCATCATCATACGATTCCTAACAAATACGGCTTGTCTAAAGAGACTATCAAGGAATTCAAGAAGGGCGTTGAACTTCTGAAGAAAGCTCAGGTTTATGCCCAAAGAATTGATTACCTTCTTTCCGGTGATGATGGAGAAGATAATTTCCATCTACGTTTGAAAGAGGATTTGGCAAATCTTAAAAGTAAGAAAGGATAGATTATGAGTTGGAATTATCGCTTAGATACACCTATGATGCAATTAGCTGAAGAGGTGAATAAGAAATATGATACCGATGCAGGTAAGATGCTTCTTTGCACTTATCTCTTCATGGTATCAAGTGAAGAGGTCAAGGACAAACAAGCTTTCTTTGATTGGGTAGAAGAGCTGAGTAAGTCCTGTAAGTGTGATGCGGTAAGGGAGTACGTGGAAATCAAGGACAAAGCCGATTGGCTGCATGGTGGATTCAATAAGCCGATTTACCGACACTACAAGGGTAATTTCTATGAGTACCTTGGTGAGGTTACTGATAGCGAGACTTCTGAAGCTAAGGTTGCGTATCAAGCAGTGTGCGGACAGCATGAAGTTTGGGTGCGACCAAAGGATATGTTCTTTGGTAATGTTGAGGTAGATGGTAAGCCAGTTCCTCGATTTGAGAAGGTAGATTTAAAAGACTTAGAGAAACAGGTCGAGAGCAATGGACAGAAAAAAGATTAAGAGTTTGCTAGGTCAAGCAATCTTGCGAGTGAATGAAGTCGTACCGAATTTCGATGATTTGGATAAGATACTTCCTTTGCTTAGACAAGCAATTGATGAATTAGATAAGTCAGAATCGGGTTCAGTTTAGAAAGGGTGAAAAATGGCAAATAGGCATACGGTAAAACCAAAGATAGTTCCTTTTGAGATAGCCAAGCTTCTGAAGGAGGTTGGTTACGATGAGAAGATAGCCGAATTTTGGGCTTACGCCAGCCCTTGGACAGCAAAGGGTGGCATTCGTAAGGGTGGAAAATATAGTGAGCATTACGGCAGTTATATTGCTTACTCCAATTCAGAGTGGGAGAAATCCAATATTGAGTTTTCTGCTGCATTAAAGTTGAGTAGTAAGCATCCGGCAATATCTGCTCCAAGCTATGATATGGTGTTAGATTGGCTTTTAGAGCATTTCGGTTACTATATTTGTGTTGCAAACATTTCGAAAGGTAAGTTCTGTTGGCAAACTACATCATGGTGTGTAGAGGAAGGCTTGTGTCATACGGATGGTAAGGAATATTCCAGTAGATACGAAGCAATGGATGCCGCTTTCAAGAGCATCTTAAAGGCTCGCATTGAGAATAAAGATAACGGGGAAATCAAAAGACTTTTGGAGGAAATACAAGATGGAAAGACTTTATGATACTTTTGTACACGCAATAATGATGAAGTTAGAAACTCGTTTATGTATTGAACTCGAATGTGTTTATAAGAATATAACAAACAAGATTGTTGAGAAGAACGGTAAACTCACCAACGAAGACGTAATTGAGTTTCAGAAAAAACTACAAGAAGTGTACGACACGAATGCTGCTATTCGTGAAAAGGTTACTGGCATTAAAGATTCCAAGAATTGTATCTTAACTAAAGAAGCATGTGAAGAGCTAATAAAGCGACTTAACGTGATTAATATAAAAGAAAATGAACAAGCAAAGAATGATAGAGTGGATAGCCACTTGTGATACAGGTGGCTCTTCAATGACTATGTGGAGTGCATTGATGGGGGTAAAACGAAAGAAAGATTTGAATATTCCCAAAGACAATAGTGACTTCCGTAGATGCTATGACATGGTAGAATACGGACACGTAACCTTGGATGAGCTACAAGCTGTGAAGGAGCAGTATCCTTGGTTTGCTCCTGTTGTTGACAATTGGAAGGAGTTGTCTCTTTTGTTTGAAGAAGAGCTGGACAAACGCTTGTATATGCGTATTCGTCAGCTATGTGAAGAGTCAGATGCTATCCGGTATGAGAAAAAGGGAGAACTTTATTATGAGAGGAATTTTTGGTATAATATAACACAATAATCAAATTAAGAATGAAGAAAATTATCTTAATGTTTTGTTTTGCGATACTCGGCATGAGTGCGCTTACAAGTTGTCATTCGGTTTCTCCCGATGCAGACGAAGAAGCCGTAATCGTAAAGAAGCCTTGGTTTATTGGGCATGGAGGTGTTGAACAGCAAGCAGTGCAGACTGGTCTCACTTGGTGTTGGTGGTCAACGAGTGGTTATTACTTCAAGATTGTTCCAGTCCGTCATGAGATTACCTTAGATGATTTGTTTAGTGACGATAACACGCCACTTGACTTCCATACTGTAATCATTACTCAGATTGAGCAAGGCAAGTCCCCAATTCTTTTGCAGAATTATGGAGAGAAATGGTTTGATACTAATCTCAACAATTATTTCTGCAATCTGGTTCGAGACCATATTTCTCAGCATTCCCCATTTGACTTGATGTCGAATCGGCAAGTGCTTAATCAGATTGACAACAAGATACGCAAGCAGATGCAGGACTATGTGAATGCTCTATCAAAGAAAAAGCAGATGCCTATCATCATAAAGGAGGTTATCATTGGTAAAGCTACACCAAACAAGGAACAGCTTAATGAAATGAACCGCACGGCAAAGGTCGTGCAAGCCAAGCAGACACAAGAACGTGAATATGAAGTGCAGATAGCAAGAGAAAAGGCTGAGCGACAAAAGGCAAAGGCAGATAAGGCATATATGGAAGAAATGAACCTTTCCGCTGGTCAGTTTATCAACCTTAAGTGGATTGAAACAGTAGCAAATAAGCAAGGAGCAAATATTGATGTTATGGTTGGCCCTGCTGAAAGCATGTGGAATATAAGACGCAATTAATTAATTTATAAATCAAGTAAACAGAAATGAATAAAGACAAATTAAAGGTCAGTTTTGAGATTGATCGTTACAAGGTGATTGGTATGCTCTCACGAAATTGTGAGAATGCTGAAGAGTACAATGAGATTATGGGTATTCTTGAAGGCAAGAGTGAGTTTGTGCGTGATGCGAATGGTAACGAGGAACTTGCAAGCCGCATTTGCAATTATGCTTTAGACTCTATCTTGGTTGAGAATCCAGATTTGGCTCTCCGTAAGCGTTTGGATAATGAACAGAAAGGCGAGGATGCTCCTGATGTTTCAAATGTTATCGAAATTAAAGGTGATGACGCAAAGAAACTTGTAGAAACCCTTTGCGGTATTCTCCGCAAGGATAAGTGATGTGAAATTCATCAAAAGAATACAAATAAACACTAAAACACTTGCAAGTATAAGAAAAAATGCTTATCTTTGCATCGTGTTTGAAACAGATGGCCTTCAGAGAGGTCGCTTCTACCATAATAAGTCAAGACTTAGGAGTTTACGGCATGGTTTATAGATTACCCAGCCCAGCTAGACTATAACAAGGAAACTCTTATTAGGGTGAGAGACCCTAGTTGCTGCATTAGACAAGTGGTTAAGTCTCCAGCTTTTCACGCTGGTATTCAAAGGTTCGAATCCTTTATGCAGTACTAAATTGCCCTATGGTGTAATGGCAACACTACAGGTTTTGGTTCTGTCATTAGTGGTTCGAATCCGCTTGGGGCAACGATGTGGTATTTGATATGAATTCCATAAAAGGTGCGATATTCAAGCGGTTAAAGAAGATAGACTGTAAATCTATTCCCATTGCGGGTTCGGTGAGTTCGAATCTCCCTTGCACCACGAGTAACTTTGTCAGATTACGAGGAATGTAGCTCAGTAGTAGAGCACTTGGCTTGGTAACTAAGGGGGCGTTGGTGCAAATCCAATCATTCCTTTACGCTTTCGTAGCTCAGTGGCAGAGCATAGGATTTTTAATCCTAGGGTCGAAGGTTCGAATCCTTCCGTTGGCACAATGAAACACAAGAAGAGAGCCGTGAAGTTTGTTCTGTTGGAATCTCGGACATCTGTCAACGGGTAACGTAGGAAACAGATGGAGTGAATAAAGTTGTGAATAAGCTTATGGACTAGGGAAGCAAGCGGAATGGCCTCTTTTTGTGATTCATTAGAGGGTTTAACGAAAAATTGAAGAATATGAAAAGTCCGTTAAGAATGGCAGTCGCTTTAGAAAAGAACAACAAGGTATATCCAAAAGATGTACGTAAGTTCTTGATGGGATTGTACGCCACGTTGCATTTGACAGATAACGCAACGGCTAAAGATATGGAAAAGGTGGTATATTATGCTTTTCGGAATGGCTACCTGTTAGGTGTCAAGTCTGAAGGTGGTGATGACCAAAAAGCGTATGACCGACTGCCGGATTTGGGAGTAGAAGAAGATATTGGTGATGATTTAAAAAGATAGTTGATAAAAATTGGTAATTAGTTAGTAGAGTTTTTAGGCTTTGGTGTGTGAACATCGAAGCCTTTTTGTATATAATAAGGTAAAATAAAAGCTGAAAATGTTAACAAGACAAACATAACAGTTATTAAAGGTTAAAACACGAAAGAAAAACATTAAAAAACTTGCATGTTTCAAAACTTATTCGTATCTTTGCATCGTCAATCAAGATAAGTTGGTTGATTTTCCGAGTGAAAAGTTTCACTCATAAAGGTGAGAGCGACACCAAGGGATAAGACCCGAAACAACTAGCACAATTGATTATGTCTAAGCAGACTGGTTTTTCATTCGCAAGTTCAAAGAAGTCATTAATTGAGACTATTGACGAAATAAAGAAGTCAAAGATGCCTCGCAACGAAAAGATTGTTGCATTGAAAGCTTGCGGTCTTCGTGAGAAAGAAATCTCCGATATGTTGAAGGTCTGTGTACCTAGCGGTTCTACTTCAACGAGATTCGTTTATACATTCGGTGTTGAGATTGAATGTGTTCATGCCGAGCGCAATGCCTTGATAGAGGCAGGTCGTCAGAATGGTGTTGATATTCATTCTGAGGGCTATAACCACACCGACAACAAGAGTTATTTCAAGATTGTTAGTGATGCTTCAGTTGGGGGTGATGTTGACCCTAACGAGGTTGTTAGTCCGGTATTGAATGGTAATACAAATGGTATGGCAACTTTGAAGAAGGCTATCAAGTCTTTGGATGCCGTAGGTGCAAGAGTAAATTCTACTTGTGGTCTTCACGTTCATATTGGTGCAGCAAAGTTGACAGGTGAGCAGTATGTTAACGTCTTCAAGAATTATCAGAAGCTTGAAAGATTGATTGATAGCTTCATGGCTCCTTCACGAAGAGGTAATTGTCGTTGGGCAGCCAGCTTGCTTGACAAGGATTTCACTAATTGTCACAGCAATCAAGATATTAGATTCGATGTCTTTCATGGAGATAGATATTATAAGGTCAATGCTGAGAGCTATACACGTCACAGAACAATCGAGTTTCGCCAGCATCAAGGTTCAACCAATTTCAAGAAGATAGAAATGTGGGTGAAGTTCTGCGCAAAGCTTGTCGGTTGGTCTCGCAACAATGTCTTCACTAGTGAGGTTATGAATATCGAAGATATACCTTTCTTAAATAAAGAAGAGAAGGCTTTCTTCCAGAGTCGCAAGGACGCATTTGCAGCCAATAACGATTAATTAATGTAGTCCTAGGGCTTTTACCCTAGGACACAAAGAAATCAAAGTATTATTAAGAAAAAAGAAAGGGTAAAGATATGTGTGTTATTATTGTATGTCCGAAAGGTGTTGCTTTGCCATCTGTTGATGAGCTGAAGGCAGCGTATATGAGAAATCCTGATGGTTGCGGTTTTGTGAGCGAGTCTGACCATTACAAGAGTTTGCATTTCTCTACATTTATCCGTAGATTGATGAAGCGAGATATAAATGAGAATGTAATCATACATTTTAGATTTGCTACTCATGGTTCTGTCTGTGTCAAGAATTGCCATCCATTCTGCAAGGCAGGTTATTGGTTCGCACATAATGGAGTGCTCCCGATTTGCTCTGAGCATGATAAAACGGATAGTCAGATTTGCTTTGAGCGTTTTATCTATCCTACTATCAAGAAATATGGTTGGGGTTCTGATGAACATATGAAAGAAATGAATAAATGGACAGCTCATGGTTCTAAGTTTGCAATGTTGCATAATGGTGAGATTTTGAAGTCCGGTAAATTCATAGAGCGTGATGGACGGTTCTATTCAAATTTGAATCATTTGGGTTATATGAGAAATGTCATAAACTTTTAGATATTTTAATGTTTAGGTTCTTTTTAATTCGACAAGCGTCAGATGTCCGTGAGGATATTTGGCGTTTTTTTGTTATATAAGGTGTTTTATTTTGTGTTGCTATTAATTATTCGTTTATGTGATAAAATAGCCTTAAATCGCTTAGAAATGCCGTTATTACTCACTTTTTAGCAAAAGTGAGATACTTGCAAATGGTTTAGTGTGTTTATTGTTCTTTTCGTATTATCTTTGCACTAGTTTTAACAAATATATCGAAAGAATGAAAGATAAAATTTTCCAGTTACTAAAACAAGAGTATAAGTCTCTTGGGTTAGGTGATGAAGTTCTTCAGGCACATGCCGAAATGCTTGATAAGATGGGGCTTGTTACTGATGACAACATCGAGACAGTGGTTGCTAGTCAAAAGAGTTTTTTGGAGTCCTTGCAAAAGGACAATGACCGCAGAGTTACCGATGCCAAGAAAAAGTTCGAGGAGGCACAGAAGGCTAAAGAAGATGCTGAACGCAAGGCTGCTGAAGAAGAAGCTAAGAAGAAAGCTGACGAAGAAGCCAAGAAAGCCGCTGAAGAAGCCGAAAATAAACGCTTGGAGGAATTGGCAAAGAAAAACGAAATGCCGGACTATCTCAAAAAGTACTTTGAAGAGCAAGCAGCAGAGAAGAAAGCTTCAGAGGAAGCAAGAACCAAGGAACGTGAAGAGTTCAAGGAACTCATTAAGACCTTGAATCAGAAGAACACAGACCAAGCCAAGACTTACAACGAACAGATGGAGGAACAAAGCAAGACCATTAAGGAATTGCAAGAAACTATCCAAAAGCAAGCTGATGAGGCTAAGGCTAAGGAAGAGGCTGCTGCAAAGGCAAAGGCAAAGGCAGACCACGATGCGAAGATTTTATCAAAGGCTAAGGAGTTGGGCATTCCCGAAAGTCGTATCAACGAGGGTTTCACTCTGAGCGATGATGCTACAGATGAAACTATCGAAACATACCTCTCTAAGGTAGCGAACAACTACAAGGCGTTGCAACAACCACAATTCGGGGGCAGCTATCGTGCTAGCGAGGGTGAGCCAACAAAGGAGGACGTTGACAATGTAGCCGCATCATTAGTTCAGTCACTTTAAAAATTGAAAAACATGAATCAGGAATTGAAGACTACGAAAAAGCAAATTGTCTTTGGTGAGGATTCCGTCATTATCCAGAAATGGGAAGGCGACATCAAGGGCGGTCGTGCTTTGGATTGGACAGGCGTAAACGATGAAGTTCTTTACGCAGGTCGTGTTATCGTGACAGATGGTAAGGGAACTTACAAGCCATTGCCTATCGATACAGGCAATTATAAGGCTTTGGGAACAGCCAGTGACCCATTGGAGCATTACAAGTATGCAGGTGTTCTCTATCGTTCCATTCTGAACGGTGAGCCAGCGGCAATTATGACTGCTGGACAAGTAAACAAGGTAGCAGCTAAGGCTGCAAATGGTGCAGACTATCCGGATGCGTTCCTTACAGCTATGCCAAAGATTGCTTTGGTTAGCGATGAGGATGCCAACAAGTTCGATGAGTCTGATGCAACTATGGACAAAGACTAAAAAAAGGAGGATAACAGATGGAAAAATCACTTTATTTTCAGTTGGTCAAAAAATACTTCCCACAGCTTGTTGCAAGTGTTGTAGAGAAGTTGAACGGCAAGAATCAGACCGCATTGACCTATATGTACCGAGACCACTTGACTAACACATATAGTCAGGACGGACGCTGGGCATCAATTACTGCGGAATACACACGAGTTGCTGCTGACGTTGTATCAATGGATGCAGAACTTCCATTGAAGAGCCGTGACAAGGTTTCAACCGCTGAGGGTCAAATCCCAAAGGTTGGTATGAAGCTTTACATGTCAGAGAAGCAGCTTAAGGATTTGGATAACATGATTGCGCAACGTTTGCCTCAGCCACAGATTTTGCGTAACTTGTTTGCAGACCTTCCTCGTTGTATTCAGGCGGTTTACGAGCGTATTGAAGATATGTTCCTCAGTGAGTTGTCAACAGGTGTAGCTTTGGCAACCCGTTCCGGTGGTACAGGTATTCGAATTGACGTAGGTTTTGCCGAGAAGAACAAGTTCGGTCACGGTGCTAAGGCTTGGGATGCAGAGGACGCAACCCCACTTGATGATATTCAATTGGTTTACGACAAGGCGATGGACGACCAAAACACCATCACTACTTGTTATCTTGATGATTACACAATCAAGTTGCTTGGCAAGAACAAGCAGGTTCGTGCTCAGTTTGCCTTCAATCAAGGCATTGCAATCAATAGTGATAGCAATATTCCTATTTTGAGCTTTGAGCAGATTGCGTCTATCTTCAAAAATAAGTGGCAGACTAACTTGGTACGTGTAGCCCGTACAATCAAGACCGAGATTAACGGCAAGAAGGGAACACACAACCCTTGGGCTAAGGGTCACATGACCTTTACATGCTATGACAACTTGGGTGATTTGTTCTGGACTAACGTAGCCGAAGCTACAAGACCAGTTGCAGGTGTTACTTATCAGTCAGCCGATGAGTATATCTTGGCTAGTCGTTATTCTACAAACGACCCACTCCGTGAGTTCACCAGCTCACAAGCAATGGTTGTTCCTATCTTGAATAACGTTGATGCTATCTACTCTTTGGACTCAACACAAGCAGTAGGTTAGGCTTATGAGAGGTGAGGTAATTAGTCCGTTCCGTGATAAGTTTCATTTTAACACCATCTATGAAGTTGGTGCAGTCTTGGACTTTGACGAAGAACGCATGAACTCCCTTATCGAACGTAAGCTTTGCAAGATGTTGGAGGTGCAGGATGATAACCATTCTGCACCTCTAAAAGACGATAAGGAAATTAAAGATACTCCTAAAAAGGAAGTCTTGAATGATGGAAAGGAAAATCCTGTAAAGGAAGAAGAAAAGAAGTCAGAAGAGACACCTAAGAAGGAAGTTTTGAAGGAGAAAAAGGAGAGCAAGCCTAAAAAGGAGAAAACTCCAAGAAAGGATGCTGTCGAGTCAACCGAAGAGAATTCCCAAAAGGAGAATGTAGAAGAAGAACTTGACGAAAAAGCAAAGAGCGAGCAGGAGGCTGCAAAGAAAATCGCTGAGGCTATGAGTCAGGCTCAGAAATAAGGATGTCACATGAAGATAAGAGAATACATTTCGCAAAAGTTGCGTGCTTGGAATATTACCGATGCTCAATTGGAAGATATTTCGTCAGGTATAGACCTTGACGAAGAATATACGTCTGATAATTCGCAGGTTGTAGGCAAGGCGATGATTTCCGTAATCGAGGAACTGATGCTTGCTCCATATATGAGCAATGTGAACGAAAATGGATTCTCTGTCTCTTGGGACTACTCTAGGATAGGACAATACTATATGTGGCTTTGCCGAAAATATGGTGTTGCTCCGGATAATGAAGTGGTGGCAGCTTTAGGGCTTTCCACTATCACGGATAAGTCTGATATTTGGTAAATGTCTAGGTTATGTTATATTCCCCTCATATATTAAAGAAGAAGTTCGTGAATAAGGTTGTCAACAAGTACAACGAGGTCATTGGCTCTTCTGAGGAATGGAAAGAAATGGGGCGTTGTCGGTGCGATGACAACTCTACCGAGCATTTCACTACCGAGAATGGTAGCATATATACACCGAAATATCATATTGTTTGTGACAAGTGCCAGATTTCCGAAGGTGATGAAGTCAAGGTCTATTCCGATGATGGAAGCTACCGAGGAGGTGGAAAGGTCTATAATGCCCCTAAGTGCAATTATCTTGGTTATATGAGTATCTATGTCTGATGTTATAAAGGATGAGATAGACGCTTTCTTTGCGCAGGGAGAAAGGGAAGTAGATGAATTCCTTGATAGGTTAGGTAAAACTGCTGTTGAGCTTGATAAGACTAACGGAAACTACCGAAACCGAACAGGTAATCTCAGAAGGTCTAACTATAGTAATGTACATGACCATACCTTGACTCTTGGTAATAAAGCGGAATATGCGTCTGATGTTTCCTCTAGAGGATATGATGTTATAGATTCGGGTATTCAGTATATCAAGAAAGAAATCGAAGATATGCGATGATAACAGAAATAGATGCAGGTCATGTAATCTATGACGACTTGGAACTTATGGGAATGGAACGAAGACTGAAAGGACATCTGAAAAAGGGTGGACTTGAAGGGGAAAGACCTATGGTCGGTGAGAAGATTCCCGATGAAGGCATGATAGTAATCATTCCTAAGCGCATGAGTGCAGACAAGACATATTTCAACGATTGTACTATAGAGGTAAACATATTGCTCAAAGATATAGAGGGCGAGGCTAATCCTCAATTGAACGAGCTTTTAAAGAAGGCTATTGAAACCCTGTCTGACAATGATGTCGGAAAAGCTGAGGATGTATGGTATCGTTATTCTATCCGCTCCCACGGCATAGAGCAAGAGAGTAGGTTGAGTTGCCATTACGCAAACATTACTATTGATTTTGAAACATTAAACGTAAGATAAGATGAAACCATTTATTGGAATCAAGAGAATTTGGTATGGTGCTCCTCTTACCGAGGCAAATACACCTGCTAAGTTGGCTACATGGTTGAAAACCGCTACAGAGGTTTTGAACAGCCATGAGGGAACATGGGGATATTCTCAGGATGACCCTAGTGTTACCGAGTACAAGAACGAGCTGAACGGACAGGTTTACTATCGTGACAAGACTGATGAGGGTGCTAAAACAATTACATTCTCTATTGGTGTCTTCTCGTGGAAGAACAAGGTAGACTTGCAAGGTGGTAAGATGTACAAGGCATCAGGAGAAGAGACTACAACGGAGGCAGAAGCCGTAGGTTGGTCTTCTAGCCAAGATTTGGCAAACATCAACAAGTGTATTGTTGCTCAGACCAAGACCGGAAACTACATCGTCTTCTCGAATGCAGCTATCGTAGCCAAGGGTGACCAGCAGGACAAGAATATCACTTTGGGTATTTCTGCCGTTGCCATGGAAAGCGAGACCGATGGTGTGGCTGGCGAGTACCAATGGGAAGGTTCTGCAGTTGTGGAACAGGAATAAGGTATAAACGACAAATGATAGAGGGGGATGGTATTACTGCCGTTCCCTTTTTTTATATTAAGAACTATGAGTAAGGCAAGTAAATTAGTTGCGGATGCTATTCTTGGGGAGGATTCCGTATTAATAATGGTGAATGGAAAGAGTTATTATATTTCACCGCCAACTATTATAAAATTGGTAAAGGCGGCTAAATACCTTGATCGTTTTGAAGAAGGTAAATCACCAGGGGAAACCTTAGGAATGTTGAAGAATTTAGGTGACGCTTGCAAGGCGTTATCTGTGTTCATACAAGGCGATGAATCCATTAGTGATGAATTGTCAAAAGGGACACTAGAAGATATTGTCAATGGCTTGCAAACGGCTTATTCTCTAATTTCAATAAAGGATTTTCAGACGCTATCAATTTTGGCGAAGAGTGCGGCAAGGATGATAGCAAAACCACGACCATAGGTAACGATACGCTCTTAGGTCAGATTGCATCTTTTATGGATAGTCTGCATTTGTCGTACCAAGAGGTCGTGAGAGAAATACCTTATAGGAACTTGCTACTGATGGCAAAAGACAAGCAAAGAGTAGCATATGGTGATGTAATGTATGAGGTAACGGAAGAAGAGTTTGGAATGAACTTCAAAAAAGGATAAGTTTAAAATTATGCAAATAAAACATTAAAAGCACTAAAACGTTTGCAAGTTAGAGAAATATTATTTATCTTTGCAAGCGCAGAACAAAAAGGATAAAATGGCGATTTAAGAAATTGATAAGATATTAGAGACACGAAACCCGATGGACTATACCGAAAGGCAGTCCGAGTCACTATTCCTTTGACTTTGCAATCGGTAGTTTCGTGTTTTTGTGTTTAAAATAAGATGCAAGACGTAAGGTTAATATTCGAGATACTTGTTTCCATGTTGCTTTGCGTTTGTCTCATATTGCTTGCTGTAAGTAGATATAGGCAAAAGAAAAAGCGTGAAGAACCAGAGCGAAAGGAAATGGACTTGATAGACTTCTTTTCTTTGGGAGGAGTTGCCTATTATTGGAACAAAGGTGGTAAGCAGCAGAAATGCTACACATACGAAGAATTTCTGAAAATCAAGGCTGACTATGTGGAGCTTTGGTTGAATCAGAATAGATATATTTTTAACTCTCAATTAGATAGCGATGATATATAAAGTATTTGTTTTGTTGCCGACAATAGTTGTGTCAGATGGTATTGTTGGTATAGCTTGGCTAGGAAAGGTTTTTGGCTGGCGATATGGAAAGAACAAGAAAAAGAGCAAGAATGTGTCCTTAATGATAGGATATAACACAGGAATGTCTCTTAAGTCAAAAATAGACGATAACGCAGCGGATGATTATTTAAGACGCATTGCCGAAGAAAACAGAATCTAAATTCAAGGGTTAGATGCCCTTTTTACAACCATATTACTTGTGGTTATTTTTATACATCGGTTTTTATTAACGATTGTTTTTTATGGTAGATAAATGTATAAAAACGAGCACAAGTTCCCTTATAGATGGACTAAAAAAGATGCTAATTTCACAAAAGACAAAGGTAAGGTAATGTCTTGCTTCTGTTGCGGAGGTGGCAGTTCATTTGGTTATAAATTAGCTGGCTACGATGTTGTAGCATGTAATGAGATAGACCCAAAGGTTATGAAAATGTATTTGAAGAATCACGATGTCAAGTACGCTTTCAATTGTGATATTCGTGAGTTGATTACCAATATCAATATGGGGGGGCATATTATGAAAGAAGAGCTTCATGATTTGGATATATTGGATGCTAGTTTCCCTTGTTCGGTATTCAGTATCGCAGGTGATCGTGAAAAGGCTTGGGGAAAGGAAAAAGTATTCCGAGAAGGTCAGAAGGCGCAAAGGCTTGACGATTTGGCTTTCTACTCTATCGACCTCGCTAAAGAACTAAAGCCAAAGGTAGTTGTTTTTGAGAATGTACAAGGTTTGTTACAAGGTGAAGCTATCGAGTACGTGAAAGAGATTTACAAGCAGATGGATAATGCCGGATATATCTTGCAGCATTGGTTGCTTAATGCACGTAATATGGGTGTTCCTCAAAACAGACCTAGGGTGTTCTTTATTGGGTTGCGCAAAGACCTTTGTGAGCCGTTTATGGTTCAGAAGGATTTATTCGAGCGAGTGCCTAAGATTGATATGGACTTTAATGAGAAAGAAATTGTCTTGGATGAGTTTTCTGACTATAGTGGAAGACAGATTCCTAAAGGAATGATGAAGTATTGGGTGCATAGAAATGAGAAAGACAATTCTATCGGTGATATTGTCAAGCGGATGGATAATCGTCTTTCTATGTTCAATAATATGTTTCTTAAAAAGAATAAGGTATGCAATACTATATCAGCAATGGAAGATAGGCTTGTGTATTTTGATAATCCAAGCTATATGTCTGCGCATGATACGATTTTAGCATCAACATTTCCTGAGGATTACGACTTTAATGGCATGAAGCCTTGGTTTGCTTGCGGAATGTGTGTTCCTCCAGTTATGATGGCTAATGTAGCTACGAGAATCTGGGATTGTTGGTTGTCAAAGATTAAAAAGGAGGAATGCGTATGATAACAGCAAGTATGACTTCGGGTGAGATACGTAGAGTACGAAACTTAGATGAAGCTAGAATCTATGAGTTTCAGATGCGAAAAGCTAATGAGCTTAAACGTGAAATGAGAAAGCAGAACGTAAGGCAAATGACCAAGACATACGAATTGGTTACACAAAATGCTAATTATTTCATAGTAGTAGGTGTAAAACAAGGCGGTGTTTTCGTGTCCGGTGTATTCATTTATCTGAAGGAAACCAACGAGTATATTCCTATGAGTAGAAACGAGGGGTATAGCGAGGATTGTTTTGCCATGAGCGTTCATTTTCTGAAGAGATTTGCTGAAAGGTTTTTGAATAAAGAATTACCGATTGCCAAGATATTGCAAAAGATATATACATCGTTTACAGGTGCAGTTCAGCTCTATAGTGATGACAGGACAAGAAGAGTGGTATTTGCTATTCCAGAAGGGCTTATACTCACAGAATACGAGCAAGAAAAGCATATCATCCACTACAAAACCTTTGTAAGCATGGATATGCTAAAGAAGACACAGATGCGAAGTTACGAGAAGATAAGTGCATTTCTCATGGAATCTTGTCAGCAAATAGCTAAAGCAAGAGAAACTGGAAATGACGAAAGGCTGTGCGTTGTGTACAGAAGGTTTTACAATGATATTGATTTGCTAGATACAAAGGAGGCGCAAGCCATATATTCAAGTTTCTTTGAAAAAGGAGGTAACAATGAAAGATAAATGTATAACAAGGTTTCTTGGTGATATTAAGCCTATAAAGAATTACGAAAGGTATTATGTTAGCAAGCTGGGACATGTTTTTACTATTGGGAGAACGTCTCAATTAAAGGAAATCGCACCTTGCAAGACACCAAAAGGTTATCTGAAGGTATGGCTTTACAAGAACGGAAAGCGCAAGATGTTTTATATCCATCGTTTGGTAGCTCAGGCTTTCTTGGAGAATCCAGAAGCGTTGCCGATGGTGAATCATAAGGATTTCGACAAGACGAATAACGATGTAGATAACTTGGAGTATTGCACTGCAAGATACAATGTGATTTATTCTGCTATAGCAAAGAAAACCTCTTCCGAATACTTGGGCGTGACTTGGAATAAGAGTGTAAGAAAATGGCAAGCTCAGTACCAGGTAGGTAAGAAGAAAACTTATATCGGATGCTTTGGTACGCAAGAAGAGGCTCATGAAGCTTATGTTAACGCTATAAAAGAGATTTGATATGCTTGAATTTGATAGAATATACAATTCCGACTGTATAGAAGGAATGAAACAAATAGAGACCAGGAAAGTAGATTTAATTGTTACTGACCCACCATATTGTATCTCCTATAAGACCGGATGGAGAGCAGATGACCATCGTTTTTCGAAGGAAATACTCAATGACGATAATGAGCAATTGATTATTGATTATATGAGCGAATGCTACCGGATTTTAAAGGATGATAGTGCTGCTTACGTCTTTTGTTCAGCCAAGACCTTGGACTTTTTTATGCAACAAGCGAGGAACGCAGGGTTTACCATTAAGAATGTGCTCATTTGGCGAAAGAACAACCATACGGCTGGAGATTTAGAGGCGCAATATGGTCAATGTTACGAGCCAATCCTGTACTTGAATAAAGGCAGACGAACCATAAACGGAAAGCGTTTGGAGGACGTATGGGACTTTGATAGAGTTCCATCTGATAAATTGGTACATCAGAATGAGAAACCAATCCCCTTGCTTATGCAATGCATCTTGAAATCATCGGACGAAGGAGATTTGGTATTTGATGGTTTTATGGGTTCAGCAAGTACGGCTCTGGCTTGTATGCGTACAAACAGGAATTTCCTTGGATTTGAGTTAGACGGGGAATATTTCAAGGTAGCACAAAAAAGAATCAAAGAAGAAATGTTTAATCAAAAAGATATGTTTGGATATGCTGGAGATAGATAAGATTTATCAAGTTGATTGTCTGGATGGTATGAGCAAGATTGATGACAAGTCCGTCTCGCTTATACTCACAGACCCTCCATATGAAATTTCAAGGGATTCCAATTATGCAAAGTCCGCTCCTATTGGTAAAGATACCGATAGATTCCGCATATCTATCGACTTTGGAGACTGGGATAAACAGGAAGCATTTGATATAGGCTCTATGATAAAAGAATCCTACAGGTGCTTGAAAGATGGTGGATATATAGTTTGTTTCTATGATTTGTGGAAGATTGGGGTCGTAAAGGATGCGATGATTAAAGTCGGATTTAAACAAATTAGATTTATAGAATGGATAAAAACAAATCCTGTTCCAATAAATAGTAAGACAAACTATCTCACAAACGCAAGAGAGGTCGCTGTGTGTGGGGTGAAAGGTAAAAATCCTATCTTTAATAGTGAATATGACAATGGAGTATATAGCTTTCCAATCTGTTGTGATAAGGGGAGATTTCATCCTACCCAGAAGCCTGTTAGTCTTTTCAGAAGCATTATAAACAAGCATTCCTGCAAAGGAGATATTGTACTAGACTGCTGTATAGGTAGTGGAACTACGGCTATTGCGTGTATTCAAGAAAATCGTAATTTTATAGGTTTTGAAACTAATAGAGAGTTTTACGACAAAGCAAACAAGAGAATAGAAAATGAATTAATGATAAAGCAAGACAGTTTATTTTGAAATGAAAGTTAGTGGGTGATATGATGGAGCTAAATAGAATTTATCAAGGTGATTGCCGAAAGCTTCTAAAGCAGCTAGACGATGAATGTATAGACCTAGTATGCTCTGATGTTGCTTATCCGGTACAAGCTAGAGGTGGGCGCAGTAGCATGAGTGGATATTGGACGGATTCTCAAACTAGAAAAGGTAAGATATTCAAGAGTAATGACATAGATATTTCGGAGTATATCAACGAACTATATCGAGTACTAAAGGATAAGACTCATTGCTATCTTATGTGTAACGACTATAATCTGATGCACTTTCTAGATGAGATAGGACGGAGTGAGTTTCACTTCACAAAGTGTTTAATATGGGATAAATGCACTAAGGTGTGTGGAATGTATTATATGAACCAAAAGGAGTATATCATTATGCTTCGTAAGGGAGGTGGAAAGCCAATTAATGAGTTTGGCACATCTGACATACTGAGTGTTCCTATTCCAACCAACAAACGCAGGGATAAAGAAGGATTGATCAATCAGACCGAAAAACCAGTTAAGTTGATGGAGATTCTAATCAGAAACTCAACAAATGTAGGTGATGTTATTCTAGACCCATTCATGGGGAGCGGTACAACGGCAAGGGCTTGTGTTAATCTTGAAAGAAAGTATATAGGTTTTGAGATAGACCAGCGACAAGTCGATTTTGCCAATAACGAATTAAAGAGCATGAGTAGGCAATTAAGTTTGTTTTAAAACAATGGATATGAGTATGGTTATTCAATGTAACACAGTTGTAAGAAATGGGAATAAAGAGATAACGGATGCTCTGATAAAAGCCATTAAGGATGAAGCCTCGAAGCGTGGGTTGGTACGTGATGAATTGGTTGAATATTGCAATCAATTGTTAAGGAAAGGCGAAATCAAGGCTTGTATTAAGAATTTGTTTTATAATTTCAAACGTTATTTTTGGAGGTATTATTGATATGAGAAGAAGAAAGTTGAACAAGTCTCCGGTGCTAGGTCTCTGCGGATTTGTTGTCGGTTACGAGTGCAAGGAAAAGGAAATAAAGCTAATGGAGTGCGATAAGGCGCAAGCCGATGCAATCATAGTTCCTCATCACTTTTCACACAAGGTAACGAAGAATAGTTGCTTGAATCTTTTGGTATTGTATAAGGATAAGGTAAGGGGTGCAATGCAAATAGGGTATGGAATCCGACCGCACATCAAGACTGAAAAAGGTGAGGTCTTGGATTACCATCAAGTGAGGGAATTTGACCGAATGTGGTTGTCTGATGATATGCCAAAGTTTAGCGAGACAATTTGCCTTTCTCTCTTGCACAAGTATATTAGGGCAACGCATAAGGAAATCAAGTACCTAATATCTTATGCCGATACGTCCATAGGTAACAAGGGAACTATATATAAAGCTGCAAACTATGAGCATATTGATACCATTAAGGCAGATTTCTATGTATTACCAAGTGGTGAGCGTGTGCATCCGGTAACTATGTGGCATCGGCACAAGACAAGAGTGTGGGAGGTTCTAACGGAACTATACCCAGGAATAAAAAAGGCAGAAGGGTTTCAACTTAAATTTCTGAAGAAGTTATGAAGAAAAGAAATAAATGTATTCCTTGTCATTTGCATCCTGATTCTGAGCATTGGGTTAGAAAAGGTCAATCTTGGAAGGCGAAGGTAGCTTATGAAAGCGAGGATGATGCTTGGGAATTTCTGAATCAGAATCCGAAGTTACGGGCACAAGGTATGGCGGTGTATCGGTGTAGGATATGCAACAAATATCATATAGGGCACAAGAACAACAAATTAAAAATATAAACAGCAATGATAGTAATAAAAATCAAAACATGGAAAGATTGGAAGAAGGACTTTCTTGATTGGGTGCAAGCACCTCGACGCAGAACTTGCAAGGATTATGTAGACTATATGGAGGCTTTGCAAAATCGTGTTCTCTACAAAATAATAGCCGATACTTGCGATAAATACGGCAATATGCGTGAGGGGCAAATCCAAGACATCACAGAAGCAGTCGAAAAATGCGTGGCTGAGTGTGCTAAAGAAGCACGCAAGTTAATCGATGAATGTCAGCCCGCAAAATTCTTCTAGGGATGTAACTCTCATTATAAATAACACAAACTCTACACATAACAAGCGCAGTCCGCGTTATTTTAAAACAGAAATAGTTGGGAATATGAAGAAGTTTAAGAAGTCGATAGAGATTAGCACTAAGAATATTTCAGATGTTCTTCAAGTGCCAATTGTTACAAGTTTATACAAGACTAAGAATTTTAAAAACCCTTGTCTTGAAGGTCGTAGCGTTCCTTATGATACTATAGCACTGATGTATGTTCATATCGAAGGCTTTGATAGCGATTTTTGTATTGACCAAGGCTACATTCTCGCTCTTGACATTTGTGATACCTGGTATGCCTTTTCAAAAGCAGGGTGGGAGAAACATAAAAACGATGAGGTATGAAGAAGAAAGGATATTACGAATACGACCAGCCCATTTACCCACACTTATTGTGTGTTGGGGTTGGGTTGCAGTTTGAGGATGCAAAGAAAGCATTCTTGAATAATGATGGTACGGATATTGAAAAGTACGATTTTTTAAATGGTGATGGATTTACTTATTACGGACTTCACATAAGAGAAACAGGAAGAAAGTGCGTTCTTATTTTATTTAGTAGCAGTAAGGCTATGCGTATGAATGTAATTTGTCATGAGGCTAGTCACGCTTGTGATGCTATCGAGGGTAATATTGAAATGGAACATGGTGGAGAACCATCTGCCTATCTGATAGGTTGGATAGCATCATGTATCAATAAGGCTCGTTTGGGAATCGGAGATTTTGTTGAAATCGTAGATAAGGAAGAAAAATAGCCCAAAGGCAAAATACCCTTTGGTGTTTACCCCATCACTATATATAATAATGTAGTGGTGGGGATTTTTGTGTTAACGTCAGCAAATTATTTGTTTGTATTATTATAGGGTGTTAAATGATAAAAGAAATACATTAAATAACTTGCATATTTCAAATATTCTTTGTATCTTTGCATCGTAATTAAGAAACAAGGTTACTGATTAAAAATGGTGAGACACACCACAAAAACTGTAAGAAGAAAATGAAAAAGTTTTTTGAAAACTTATCTGAAAAGATTGAAGATGCGGCTTTTGAGGCGCAGCTTGATGATTTTACTTTCGAGTTTGATGCTATTAACAAACCAGCCGAAATCGTGGTGTCTGTTAAGAGTAGAAAGGTTATTCATTCAAATGGAAACGTTTCTTCTTATCCATATTACAATGTAGATAAGATTAATATCTATGATGAAGACGGAAAAGACGTTTCTTCAAAATATCCTTTGTTCTGCCAAAGAGTTAAGGATTGCGTGCCTTCTTATAAAGGTGTTGAGAATGACTTGACGGAGGCAAATATGAGCGATACCGAGCTTTATTTTGGCTCAGAGGCTAATTATTTGCGTTATAAGTATGGAAACTAAATGGTTGAGATATGGAGTACGAAAATAAGTTTGTAGGTCTTTCGTCTGTAACGAGTAACGACCTTAAAATATTAAGGTATGAACTAGAGTATGGATGGAAATTGGCTCTTATGCCAAATGATGTATGGTACAACTAATTACATTAAAGATTTCAAATTATGGCAGAATATAAAGTTGAAGTAGATTTGTCGGACTTGTTCGATGATATGACCATCAACGAGCAGAAGAACTTTTTAGTAGAAAAGTTCAGTTCCTTACCTATAAACAAGAAGGTTGAAGTAGCTGAAGAAATACTGGATAACCTTAATGGCGACCAAGTAGCTAAAGTTATAGAAGACGCTTTCGATAACTTGCATGAGCAAGGTCAAGAGCAAGTAATCAACTATGTGAACGAATAAGGCTATGATGTTTGGAGAAATGATTACTCGCAGATGTCTGCTTACCTTGGATGGGGGGGCAAAGATTCAAGCAGTCCTCACTATGTCGAAGCCGACAAAGCCCATCTTCCCCGAGGAAATGGAGCGTCAGTTCATTAATAGTTTTAATCAATCGCAGCCAAATGCGGTTCACAAGGTTATCAAGTGTCATATAATGAGAAATTAATGATATGGAAAAGAAAGAATATTCTGTTATTGAATTTATTCAACATCTTAAAGATAAGCTATATATTAAGCTTTATAAAGCTGCTCGTTTATCTGAAACTAAGATAAGAAGAGAAATGAGGATATGGCGAGGTCTCCAGTATTATTTAGATAGAGAATAGATGTATAAAGCATAAAATAAAGATTATGGCTACAGTAGATTTTGAAATCGGAAACAAAGAATTTGAGGTACGTTTTATTCGAGAATCAGGTTATCCTCCAACAAAGAATGAACGTGGTTCTTCATTGATTGAGTATGATGTAACTACATACAAGAATAATCAGCCAATGATGAAGAAATTCAATCAAAAGAAACGAGTTTATTTCGACCTTGAAGGTAATGTTTATAAGGATAAGCAGAGCAACAAGGTATGGTTCAATCTTTATAAAGCAAGTTAATGACTATGGAAGAAAAGCTTAATGTAGCGGCTATCCTAAAGGATAAGCCGCAAGGAACGAAGTTATATGACTTGTTATATAATATAGATGTAGAGTTAGATACCATCCATACTACAGATACAGAAACAGTAGTTTGGTGTACGAATGAGACTGATAATAATACTACTTGCCATCGTGGCTATTCCGAATTGGGTACTGTAAGAGGATGTTCTGATGGTTTACGGATTCTCCTTCCTTCAAAGGAAATGCAAGACTGGAATAAGTTCGCCTGGAAGAAAGGCGATGTACTGGTTAGTAATGATAGCGACAGCCATATAATCTTTAAGGGTTTCTCAAAAAATGATTATACAACATTTGAAGGTAAACACTGGATTAGTGTAAGTAAAAAGAGATATTTATCTTGTTTGAATATGCAGAATGTACAGGACTATCATATTGAAGATAACAAAGATGCAGCTCAGACCTACATCAACACCATCGAGGAAAATTCGGGTGGCAAGCTGAACCGTGAGACCCTGGAGATTGAGAAGCAGCCAGAGTTCAAGGATGGGGATATAGCTTTTGCCGACTATGGTAATAGACAAGATGTATTTGTAGTATCAGACAGAACTAGTTTATCAGAAGGCTATAGCTCATTTATTTCTTTAGATTTAAGTAGCCTAACTTTGAGTATGGGCTTTAGAACTAGTTTCTTTAAGAAAGACCTTTGCAAACTTCGTCTTGCTACAGAAGAAGAGAAAAAACAGCTCTTCTCAGCTCTCGAAAAGGAAAGCAAGGCTTGGGATAGTGAGAAGAAGCAAGTTGTTAACTTGAAGCCAAAGGTCGAGTTTAAACCTTTTGATAAGGTGCTTTGTCGAAATTCTAAGGATGATATTTGGGAAGCTGATTTCTTTGCTCGTCTTACACGAAAAGAAATTGATTACACGCAGAGTGGTAAGTATTTATGTGTAGGAGATTTATGGATGTATTGTATCCCTTACAACGAAGACACCAAACATCTACTAGGAACGACTGATGAGTGGAAAGGAGGTGAGGGATGAAAGGATTATGTAGTTACTGCTCCAGATATTTTTTTTGTAGCAAAAGACCCAAACAAAATGAGGAGGATGTAATACTTTGTTCAAGCTTTACCCAGAATAATGATAACGAAGAAACCATTTGGGAGCAGAGAAGATATGAGATAGCAAAAGATGTTGCAGCAGGCCTTGTACAACGTCCTAACTCTACGTATGACAGTGTTGTTAATTCTGCCATCAAAATCGCAGATAAATTAATAGAACGTTTAAAGGAGAAGTAAGTTATGATAGACGATAAGAAAATAGAAGCTGCCGAGGAAGAAATCTATGAAGATAGATTTCTGTTAAATGGCGAAGAGATAGTCTTCAACAATGATGAAAAGGAAGAAATGTTCTATGATGGGGACATCAAAGAAGCTATTGGACTAGGTGCTAAGTGGATGCAAGAAGAGTTCTTGAAGGACTTATGGCATCAAACAGACGAAGAGCCAGAAGGATATGATGAATGGATATTGTTACACTATAGGGTAGGTAATTATTATTCATTAGCACAAGTAAAGGAGTTTAAATCTTGGAAAGGATTTGTTGAGAGAGCGCCTATAGAAGAGTGGCTTTATATTGATGATTTACTTCCAAAGGAAGGAGGTGAGCAATGATTAGAGACGATGCAAAGATAATTGTAACACAAACTGGTGTTTCACTTAAAGAAGCCTTGACTAAAGAAGTAGTTAAGGCACTCAATGAAGAAGCTTCCATCTATATGAATTATGAAATCCCAGAAGTAAAGCTTGGTGGAAACCCTCCTAGTGGTAAGGAAAGCCGTAGAACTAGGAGAATGCTGGAACTTAGAAAAAGAAAGGGTAGATTATGAATGATGAAAGCATAGATGTAAACATTAGTTTTATCAATACTGATTATTTCTCAGTATCTGTAAGGGATGGGGCTATTTCAGTTATTGGTAGAATAACCAAGTTAGAGATGGAAAATTTTGTAAAGGCTCAATATTTCGAGATTAAAGAGGTATTGGATAAAAATAGTAAGAAAGGAAGATAATTATGATAGACGATAAGAAAATAGAAGCTGCTGCAAGACGCAATGCTGATAAATACAGAAATTACCCAACTCTATCCGATGAAGATAGAGATAAAGTTAGTATAGGTTCTTTTATGGATTGCGCCAAATGGATGCAAGAAGAATTCTTGAAGGAATTATTTCACCCTGCTAGCGAAGTTCCTCGAAATGATAATGGTAAGATTCTCGCATTCTCAAAAGTTAATAGTAATATGAACGTTATGTTAATAAATGAAACTGCTTGCTACACAGATCAAGGAAAGTGGAAAGTTAGAGTTAGAGAATATACTTTTACTGATTTGGCATTCGTGGAAGACTTACTTGATTTAATCAAGAAAGGAGGCAAACATGATTAAGCCAGTTACTATGTACTCTGTCATTTGTGACAGATGTGGAAAAACCTTCATTGATGAGTTTAATGGCATTGCAGCTTGGTTGGACGAAGGTACTGCAAAAGAGCAAGCAATGGGAAGTGAATGGGCAGAGATAGGCGATAAGCACTACTGCCCAGACTGCTATGAGTTTGACGATGAGTTAGATGAGTACGTTCCTAAAAAGAAAGGAGATAAACAATGATATATCGTGATATTGATGGTTACTATCTTTACCAAATGTTACCAAGAGATTCCTTGTCAAAGGTTGATATTGTTAATACAACTTCTCCAAAGGAATATGGTCAGAAACTTTTAAATAGAAAGCGAGGTAGAAAATGAAAGAGCTTAAAGTTGGAGAAAGAGTAACTGTTACTCTTGAAGTTGTTGAGCAGAATGGTTGCGATGGCTGCTTCTTTGGTCTTGATGACACATGCCATAACCCGACTGTAAATGGCTGGGCTGAAGGTTTTGATTGCGAATCTGAAAACCGTTCAGACAGCAAAGACGTAATCTTTAAAGAAGTTAAGGAGTAAGCTATGAGTAGAAATTTAATGAGAATGGCGTTAATGATGGCTGCTACGGCAGCTTACGCACAAGGTGATATTTTTGGAAGCCCAAGTCCTAGACTTGATACACCAAATGATAACATTCCTTCTGACAGACAGAAGTGTCAGCCAAAGGAACAACATGAGTTTATCGTTAAGGGTGTGAAGATTATGGCAGCTTCAAAGAAAGATGCTATTAAGAAGTATAATCATCGTAAAAAGTAAAGCGTATGAAACATAAGTTAAAAATGATATGGCGAATCCTTCGTGACAGACAGGTTGTAGTAATAACCGAAGACCACGGAAGAATGTACTATAATTGGGATACAAGAAGTCTTGAAGATGTTTGTCAAATGTGTCACAAAGTGTACGATATGGCTTATATGATGAATAATAAAAAGTAAAGCGTATGGCACAGAAATATATAGTTAATGATATTGTTATGTATAAAAACAGAATACATACTATTATAGATATACTTGCTTCAAATGGTTATGAATTATCTTATGTAAGACATCAAGTAAGCCCAGTTAGATTATCTGGAGTTCCTCTTACTCCAGAGATTCTAGAGAAGAATGGATGGGAGAAAAAAGCGATGAGCAGAGGGATAAGGAATAGACATTGGGTATATACAAAGCCCGATATTGAAGAATATGGATATTTTCCTATCTACATAGAAAAAGGTATCGGTGATGAGTTTGATGTATATCCGTTTACTGACAATAATGTATGTAAACAAATTGCATATATTAAGTATGTTCATCAGTTACAGCACCTTCTCTTCGGTCTAGGAATTAACTCAGAAATAGAGGTGTAGTATGAGTATAGCATTATCAATCATATTCATAGCTATAGGCATAGCATTTATGTATGTAGGCATAAAAATTTGCAGAGATTTATGGTATGCTCATGAATGGCTGCTTGTTTTTGCTATAGGCTTGTGTTTTGTTTTTATGGCTATAAAACAATTAATGGAGGTGTAAATATGGCATTAGAAGTTGTAGTTTTAGATAAGGATGAATATAAGGCACTTATTGATAATCAAGCTGACGAAGATGAATTAGAGTATTTGAAAGCTTGCCAATATGCTTTAGAAAGCTTTAATAAAGTCAGAGGTTTATGCCCTAAATGCAAAAAGTCTGTTGTAATTGACGGGTGGGTATGTCCTTGTTGTGGGTATGATTCAAGTGGTGAAGAATTATATAAATATGGTGATTAACTGCCTTCGGGCAATAAAATATAATAGTATGCTTATAAGCAATGGTTCGTTAAAATTTGAGATAACGGCTAAGCGGCTTTACGCTGCCAGCCAA